CATTATAACTTTCAAAGTTAAATTTCATTTTTTGGAAAGTCTGTTTGCCCGTCCACGCGTTAGATTCCGACGTACTTACCCCACCGCTAACATTAATAGCTACATTACCATTGGTATCGGGCGTAATTCCATTAATTGAAGATACAGCACCTTCTACCAAATCAACAGAAGTATATGGTTTATAAATAACAGTCTGATTTAACTCATCTTTAGATGTTATTACTATATTTTTCTCTGCAATCGCCATAATAACACCTACCTATTTTACGAAAGAAGTTTAAAGAAAAGCTCGTTATTTACTAAATCATTAGGAGTAGAAACGCCACTCTTAACTACTGCTTTATGGTCTGCCCATTCAGCACTACCATTACCATTGTTTTGTAAAACTTGTCCTAAAGAACCACCGAGAGGAATATGCTTACTGCCAGCAGTATTAGGATGTGTATAAACATTAACTTCTTTGCCATCAATCTTGATATTACCATTAGTAGCGGATTTCTCTGTTTTATTAGCATTTGCAGTAATACCATCTAATTTATTTTTTAAAACATCTGTAAAATCATTTGCAGATAAACCTTTACCTTCTTCTTTATCTACTTTAGTTCCAATGGCACTATTTAATGCTTCAACAGCAGATTGGTTATTGGAAATATAATCAGCAATCTCTTTTAAAGTATCGTATGTTTCAGGAGCACCATTAATCAAACTACTGATAGCTTCATTAATCCAACCCTTAATTTGTGTTTCGTTCGTAGCCGAACTCTGAACATTATTAATCTTTGCTACAATTTCAGAAAGATAAGTTGTCAGAGTTTTATTTGTTGTTGTATCTACAATTACATTATCAGAGCCAGTCTGTACCAAAATATCTGTTAAAACATCTTCGATTTTCATTTGAAGTAATACACTTTTACTTGCCATTAATATCACTCTCTCTTTCTTAGTCTAAGAACTTTACTATAATCTGATTAGGTAATTCAATATTACCTAAATCATCAGAAGCTACACCATTAACTGTCTTTACTACTTTAAAGCTATTTGTATCGCCATTAACTTTAGTAACTATAACATTACCATTTTCTTCTTTTACAGAATTTACTACATTACCAACCTGTAAATTATTAACAACATTTAAAACCTTATCTGCTGATTTTCTTGCAATTTCAGCGGCTTCTTGTGCTTTCTTAGTTAAAGAAACAAAATTATCAGGTGATGTAGTATTAGGATTTCCATATTTATTCTGATTTAAAGTAACAACAGCTTTCTTTTCATTATTTAATATAACTATCTTATTCATTATGAACAACTCTCTCTACTACTAACTTAGCTGGAAAATTTAAAGTAACTTTGTTATCTTCCTTTATACAAAGTAAATCATAGTAGTTAGTGCCAACTTTAATTTTCTTCATTTCTTCACTAGACAAAACAATATTAATATCCGTGCCTTCAATATTAGTAAATTCCTTTTCTACTAAAGGCTCTTTATCGTATACTTCATCTTTAACAGTAAATCGAATTTTGTCTGTAAGCTCTACTTCAAAACCAACTACCCTAAAGATAACATCTAGTGTATCTCCATACGAGATATATAAATCATTACCTTTTACTTGTAGCATATAATCACCTCACGTTACATATGGTAAATCATTAAATCTAGTATTACCATTTCCAGCTTTTAACTTTACAGTATTGTTATCTGTTACTATAACTAATTCACCATATTCTAAAATAGGATTAACATTACTCCAATTATCCAACGTATCACATCTTAGAGTTAATGTACCATCATCATTACATACCATTTTATGTAAGCACCTCTCTTTGGAAACCTTGCCATATAATATCAGCAACAACAGCAATAGGCTCACGTCTAATTGTAGCTCCCTTAATAATTCTATTAAATCTAATCTTACAAGGAGTTTTATTCATAATCTCTAGCTCATATTCACCTTTGATATTTGTCTGAACAGCACTGACATTAACAGCAGTAGTGTAATAATACGGAGTTTGAATTGGCAATGTTAAACCAGTAACAGGAATAGATAAATTCTCAAAATTCTCTTGTCTATCAGGAACATCAATATACACCTTTAACTTAGATACAGCAGGAATAACTTCTGTATTACTCTTTGCTATAATCTTGATATAAGTTGTATCTGTACTGCTAATCAAAACCTTACCAGTATAAGGCTTATATAATCCTTTAAACTTCCATTGTTGAGAATTAGGATTATCCCAAGCTATACTATCAACAGTTTGCCATGCGTTTGTATTTGAACCAACACAATATTGGACAGTAGCACTACCAGCGATTTCGTATTCAATCCAAAAGTTACCATAAGCCATAGGCTGTAATTGAGCATTGATTTCTAATACATCATCTTTAGTTTGAGCTTTAATAACTCCATTTTCTTTAATACCATTATGGCTAACAGAACTCCAATCATTAGCTGACAAATCAACACTCCATAATACATTATTCTGTAAAGGCTCACCTAAATTCAAAACAGCATAAGCAGGATTTTTACTTTCATTACCAGCATTATCAACAGCTTTAATCATTACAGTATGAATACCCTGTCTTAAAGCTTTCGTTTCAAAAGGTTGCATAGTGATTACGCCTGTATGAAGTTCGTAAGCATTGTTCCAATCAGGATTATTACCTTGTGTGTATTTTAATTTAAAACCAACAATATCGTTCGGTTCAGGGTATTTATAACTCCACCAAAAACGTCTTGTTCCATCATCAAGAATATCAGTATCTAACATAGAAACATTATCAGGTGGAACGTCAACGCCACTTAATTCAATTTCACCGATACAAGGACTACCTTTAATACCATCTTTGGTAACTATCTGCACACTCACATAATATTTGCCTTTGACAAGATTAGTCACGTATGCAGTATTATCAAATGTATTAGTACCTACGATATATTTATAGCCATCAGTAGAATAACTTACTTCGTAGTGGTCAAAATACTCATAATATATTTCGTCCCATGTTGCATCAAAACCAATCTGTAATGTTCCGTTTGCATTAGTCACTGTATTTTCTTTTAGCTTTAACCCACTGACAATAGGTGGAATTTTAGTATAACTAGAATTATTGTTAATATAACCAGGATTAACAATCTGTGCTCCTAAACTGTCATTATAAATACTTGCGTTATATTGTCGACAAGTTAATTGATATATACCTGTATTTGTTTCTTCAATCTGTGTAATCCTAAATGGCATTTTAGTAAAAATACCACCATAAGTAACTGTAACTACATCACCACATTCCAACATCATACCTTGCGTAGCTACACTAAAGTTAATAGTTAAAGAACATACCTTGTTTAAATCACGATATAATCTGCCAATACGCAGAGCTTGATTTTGAGAGGTACAACCAGCAAGAGTAACTGTTTTTTCTTTAATCTTACCTTCTTGTTCTTCTTGCATTTCTAAATCTTCAACAACCACTTTTACTTCTGTCCATAATTGCGATGGGTCGAAATAGCCAATTTTATAACGATTAGGAGTATCATCAAGAGAAGTCTGCCCAATAGAAACGCTATCTTTTACAATAGTGCTATCATCAAAAGCGTAAACTGGAGCTTCTGCTTTCTCTATCTTTAAGGCTATCTGACTGCCAAAAGTAATAAAACCACCAAATACAGCTAACATACTTGATAAATGTTCGATAGGAGCTTTCTGACTATCAAGAATTATATTTAGCTTGTATCTAGCAGTTTTTTGTTTATTGCCATTTTCATCTATATATTCTATTTGTTCGTCACAGTAATTAGCAACCTCTTTAAAACTATCATCGTCTAGCATATCTTCAGTAATATATGCACCTGTTCCATATCTTTCAGAAGTTAGAAAATCTCGAATTATCCATGCTGGATTTTCGCTGTACTCGGTAAACCAACTACCATTACGAAAAACTTTAACTCTCATTCCACGAATAACAGAATTAATTGTAGGATTACTACCACTTAATCTACTACTAGCAACTAAATCTGTTCTAATCCATGCTAAATTAGGATAACCACCAACATCCATATAATTGTCAGGAACTTCATTTTGATGAACTTTATACGTACCAATCTTATAACCACGAACATCAAGAATTACCATGTTATTACGAGAAGGATTGTCAGCAGGACAATAACAATTAACAGGTGTAGAACTATTGAACTGCATACTGTTAGCTGAAATACCTTTAGATGTTCTATCATCAACAGCACCATCTATTTTCCAACCATTACCAGCTTCACTCTTGATTTTATCTATTACTGTACTTAAAAGAGAAGTTTGAGCATTATAATCGCTTGTGCTACCTAAAGCGTATTCTTGTACTTTACCACCTGCAGATAAAATTAATGTGTTGCCACTTCTTTTTACAGTAGCGTCTTTATGTTGAATGTTATAAATAGAAATATTAGTATCATCACGAATTAGTTCTTCATTAGCCATTACATTATAAATCCCATCTACGCCAGCTTCACATACAACTACATCTTTCTGTAAATATCTACTGCCATTATAGGGATTATGCCATGTTTGTAAGCCACCATATTTACGAGTACCATAAATAACAGGAATACAAGCATTTTGATTTACATCATTAGTAACTGTATTAAATCTCGAATAATCATCTTGTGAATAATCACTATCAAGATTACCTAATTCATTCGGTTTTTGTGTAACCGACCATAATGTACTAGCAATACTAGCACCCATCATAGCACCTTGCCAAACACCAACAGCACCAAACCAGTGCATACCCACGCCATAAAAACCAGCAACAGCACCGATTAATGTAAATGCTATTTTACCTTTACTTTTACCACCTTTGCCCAAACTCTCACCTTCTTTCTATACTGTATTATGTTCCTAACCTAAATTCTTTAGGAATTGCGACAAATCCACCATAATGTTTTCTATTATTATACTTTGCGCACATTTCAGGAGTTTTATCACAATTACGAGTTAATACCGCTTTACCAGTCAAATCTACATTAAACTGATAATATGGCTCTACATAAAAATAATTAGCACCTTCTGTATAGCAAGTTTTAATTAGCTTAGTTTCGTAGCCAATAGTAATCAAACCATTATTGTAAAAATCATTCTCGATATTACCTTTTAGCTTTATTTTTAATGGTGTGCTACTAGCTGTTTCAATTTCAAATTCTTTCCTAACTTTATCCATTTGACAATTTAAATCTCCAAATGTATTACAACAAATGTATTGAGTAGTTCTAAAGGGAACATTACCTTTAGGAAAACTAGCTTTTACAGTAACAGAAAACTCACCATTATTGTAAGACGGAGCATCTAAATAACCCCAAAAGATAGGCATTACCAAACTTTCATCTTCTAAACTTTCAGGATATTGAATACGAACAATTTCTACTTTCCTACCACGAAAATCAAAACCTTGCATTAAAGCAGATATTTTTTCATTATCAGCATCAGCGATTTTTAAATCCATATTATCAATCTTTGCATCAACAGTAGTTTTAATACTGCCACGTTCAATAGGTACTGGGTGATATGTTTCACCAGCAAAAGTTATAACCACATCACAATTACATATTCTGATTGTACCTGTCTTTAGATAAATACGATAAAGCTCAATAAAAAATGGATTTTCGCTTTCTTTAGCCTTTTCCATACTAACAGGTAAAATCTTCATATATTAACTACCCTCATAGTCAAACTAACTTGTTTTTTAACAATCACTCTAATATTACCTACTTCACCTCTTGTATAGCCAAAACTATCTGTACAAGAAAAATCAGAAGTGAATTGACAAGTATAATTTACACCATCATAAGGAAATAAAAATCTTTCAGACTTACGATGTTGATTATAAAAATCTTCTAGTTCTTTCATTTTCTTAGCTGAACCCTGATAAGTACCTTCAAAAGTAATAATAGGCTTTACACCGATACGCTGAACTTGAAATGTACCAGTTTCAAAGTCGATAGTTCTATCCATATATCTGATAGTTCTCTTAACATCACCATAAGCATTAAAATTAAATGTTTTCAAACTATCACTCCCTTACTCTAAAACCACATTGATAAAAGATATTTCTCTTTTTTAAGTGTATAATCATTGAACTATGAAATGTTTCCAATATAGTCAGCACTTTTCCATTATCAATGTATATGCCTGTATGACTTTCTCCATTAATCTCGAATAATACAATATCACCATATTGCATATCTTCCATTTTCTCTATCTTGTTAAAATGTTTGACTAGCCATCTAGCTAATCTGTATGGCTCTGTTAAATACCAGTCTTTTTTAATCGGTCTACCATCTCTGATTTCAATAGGATAACCATGTTCATTAAAAAATAACTGGCATAAACCAATACAGTCTACACCAGTAAAGTCTGTTCCTAGAAATTTATAAGGTAAACCTACAAATCTAGTTAAATCTTGTTTTTCCATTTTATCTCTCCAAATAAAAAACCAGCCTACGAATAGACTGGTTAGTAACTATATTACATTTTGAAAATTTGCTGTGGCGTTTTAATTTCATCGTCTTTCCAAGAATATTCATCTAAAAATCTAAAGCACACATCTTTTAAAACCCAACTGTCACCCTGATACATATAGGTAAATCTATAAACGCTATAAGCAGGATTATACTTTGAAGAATTGACTTTTTCCGCTTCTTCTTTTGTAGCAAAGTGTCCAGCAGAATTATCTTTAGAAATATACCAAATTTTATCTGCTTGCAACTCTAATATACCTTTATACGGACTAATTAAAGAATCAGTTTTTTGAACGTCAAATTCTACTTTTAAATTTGTCATTTGATATTTATACCAATAGTCACCAATATTAAATTTTGGCTTATATTCCATATATTCTACTTTAGCACCATGATTATAACTCTCTTGAATTTCAGAAACAATATTATTAGCCATAGCTTTAAAACTATCTATCGCTTCTTGTTCGCCAGCAAAACAGTTTAAATTAAAACAAAATAGACAAATTAGAGTAAGGATAAATTTCTTCATTATAAATCACCTCTTACTCTAATTATATCATAGCAGTATATCATCGTCTACCTAAAGCACCCTGTTTGTTTAATACAGCTAACAATACATCTGCATTGTCATTTAAGTATTCAGCAAAACTTCTACTATCAATAGCCATAATATTAATATTGTTAGGCTGTTGGTTTCGGCTATCAATAGCTTTCATAGCAACAGTAGCAAGAATTTCATTACTACGTCTGTCAGAAACACTATTAACTTCTTCACCAATCTGTAATGTACGGATAACTTCATCAGATTTAAGCTTAGGCACTACACCTAATCTGCCTTGCTGAACCATACCGCCTGTGTGCATTTTAGGATAGCCACTAAGATTTTCGCCAGTATGAGATAATTTAAAATCACTATAACCGAACGATTTTCCAAAATTATAATTTCCAGCAGTCACAGTAGCAGTTTTACCACCGCCACTCCAACCAAATAAACTACCTAAAATACTAGCTTGTGCTTGAATTTGAAATAACCTTTGTAATGCTTCTCTAGCTAAATCTTTCCATAAGTTATTCCAAATATCTTTCAACGAGTTACCCTGAATTAAGAACTGTTGAGTTACATCATACAATCCTTGTCGAATAGTAGCTGTTTTCTCGTTTTCTAATTCAGCAACCTTAGCCTTAGTTTCTTCTACTACTTTAATCTCTGTTTGTTGACGTTTATATAAATCAGCTATATGTTTTGCGCTATCCTTATCACTAATATTATTTATCAAGTCTTGTGTTTTTTGCAAATCTTCTTCGTACTGTTTTAACTTAGCTCTTTCGGCTTCTAATTCAATCTGATTTTTCTGTTTACTGTAATCGAAATTAGTAGGTCTATTAATTCTAGCAATATCAATACTAGCTTGCTGTTCAATATCACTAATTTTCTGTTTACTAATTTCATCGGCTATCTTGCGCTGTTCATTAGCAATATCAATAGACTTAGTTTTAGTTTCTTCTAACTTCTGATTAACAGCACTGATTAAATTAATAATATTAGAAACAGTCTTAGATTGTTGATATACTTCTTTATTGACTTCGATATTTTTCTCTAGTTCTTCACCTTTTAAACCAATAGTATATTTTGCTAGTTGAGCTAATTGTGGACTGGCTTTCATTTTAGCATCAAGTTCATTCTCTAAATCAGTTCTAAACTTTTCTAATTTAGCTTTGTAATCTTCCAACTCTTTACTACGTTCACCATATAAACTAGATTTAGCAATAATACTAGCAACAGTAGTTCCATAATACTGTTCATCATTAGTAATATCTTTTAAAGAGTTCTCATATTTTTTAGCTTGAATACTACCCTCATACCACAATTCATTGCGTTTAGCTTGCAAAACATTACGCTGTAATTGTTCAGCATTGTTAGTATTATAGTTAGTGGATGGATTTCTATTAGGTTTACTATCATCGTCAGATGTTTCGCCATTGCCATTACCACCTAAATCAATATTTACCTCTCCACTTAACTTATCTCTAGCTAATCTAGCTTCAGTAAGTTTAGTGTTAATGCCTTGTAATTTCTTAGTAGCATTATCAATATCATATTGTAAGCTATCCATCTGTTCAATTTCATCACTAATACCAAATGCTTTAGCAAAAAACTTCTTAGCAATAGGATTTTTAATATTCCAACCGCCAATAGCAGATTGCATAATTTCCATTCGTGTACGCATAGATTGTTTTAAAGCATCTAATTCTGTTTCCATTAAAGCAATTCTCTGTCTAACTTGTTTTGCTTCTTCTTCAGATTGTTTAATAGATAAATTGATAGCGTTCAAAGTTTTTTGTTTACGAACTTTATCTACCTGAATTAAAGCTTTCAATTCAGCCTGCATAGCTTGCTTAATATCTCCACTAGCCATAATACGAGTATAAGCTTCATCACCAATAGCTTTTCTAAGATTTTCACTAGCCTTTAGCAATTCTTCTTTAGCTTTAGCATTACTAACTTGACTATCAGTAGCATTTTTATCTGCTTCTCTAACTTTATCTAATTTGTCGATATAATCTTGATAAGCTTTAATCTGTTCTTCTGTCTGTTTAATTTTCTCTCTATCAAAATAAGCCTTGTTCTGTACTCTATAAACTGCGTCCCATGCAGTATATAAACTAGCTAAAACAGCAATTAAAGCAATTACATTTCCGATAGCACCTAAAGCTCCTACACCAAAACTTTTAATAGCACTACTATTGCCTTTTACCTTACCTTTTACATTTTGCATAGAAACAGCCATCATATCCATATATTTAGATGTATTATTCATTACATTAGTAAACGCTGTAAATGCACTACCTAAAGCCTTTACATACAACGATGTCTTAATAAACGTCATAGTAATTTCTATCATCTTTGGGTCTACTTCAGCCAACCATCTCACAAAAGTTCTTATATCCTGAATAATACTGACCAAACCATTAGAAGCACCAGCTTTATCTACTGTAACTATTAACTGTTGAAAATCAGCAGTTAAAGCTTGTAACTGTCTGCTAACTGTCTGATATTGTTGAGCTACCTGTTCATCTGCCCAGCCAGCAGAAGTACGAACTGTTTGCAAGTTTTTCTGCATATTATCATAGTTTTTGAGTAATGCCATTACATTATTATATTGAAATTTACCACCGCTGAACGCATTAATAGCATCAGAATAATCTTTAGGACTGTTTTTTATTTTTTGCATCACTTCTGTAATTACTTTTTCATAACTACGTATTTTTAATACTCCATCTTCTCCCAATTCCTTAGTAGCAATATTCATCTCTTTAAGATATTTTTGAGCCTTTTCTGTTTGCATAGAAACAATCATCGATTTAAGACTATTACCAATCTCACCACCAGCTTTACCAGTAGCACTGGACATTGTAGTTATCATAGCATTAAGAAAATCAAAGCTAATGCCAGCATTATAAGCTGCGCCAGCGGAACGCTCATTTGCTTTTGCTAAATCACTTGCAGTAACAACAGCATTATCTGCTAACTTTGCCCATGTATCAACAATTTTACCACTTACTTGTTGTGCTTCATTAGCATTTTTCAAATGAACATTATACTGTTGCATAGTAGCTTCTAAACCTTTATTTACTTCAACTAAACTCATATCATCAGTAATAGATAATTTGGTAGAATTTCTAACTAATTCTTGAATAGTAGCTAAATCTTTGTATTGTCTACCCCATAATCTACCAGCTTCAGTAACATCTTGTACGCTTGCACCATAATCACTAGCAATTCTAATAAAATCAGACATAGCTTGATTCATCAGAACTTGATTATCACCTAATTCATTAGGCATAACTTGTGCAAAGTTCTGCCTTAACTTTTGGTAATTAGACATTGTATCTACAATCTGTGGAATAGCGTTCATAGCATATTCCTCTACAATACCAGCAATGCCAGCAGTTACTTTACTTCTAAACTTAGATAAGAAATAATCATAATTTCTATTTAAGTCATAAAAACCTCTACTAGAAGAAATACCAATAGTTTTCCTAAATTTAACACTCTCTTTATTTAAATTCTGATATTCAACTTTTAGTTGATTAAGCTTTTTCTTTAAAACATCATAGTTAGCATCAGTACGTTTAGTATTAGATAATTCATGAAAAACTTTAGCGGCTTCTCTAGCTATCTTATCCATTTCTACTTGATAGTTTTTAAAACCACTAGCCTGTTTAGTTACACCTTTAATATCAGTACGCAACTTATCATAAGCAGTTTGTAGTTCTTTAATTTCAGTAATTTTCTTTTTATAATCTTCACTACCGATATAATCTTTGTTATTGAGCGACTTCTTCTCTAAATCATTTTTTAACTGCTTAATTCTCTTAGAGTAATTATCTACATCATTTGACTTAATTTTAGTCTTATTGACTTCCTGCTTTTTCTCTACCACACCTTTTAAGTCATTCTTTAACTTATTATATTCAGTCTGTAATTTTTGAACATAAGCAATATCAGCTTTATATTCATCAGAGCCATAATAATTTCCAGTAGTTCGCATCTTATTTTGAATATCTTTTCTGCGTCTAGAAATTTCCTCTTGATATGTAAATGTATCATAAGGATTATCTAATTTCTTAGGACGATTGGAAACCTTTTTTTGATATTCGTTTTCTAGATGTATTAAGTTTTCTAAATGACTTAAATCAAGTTCCTTTTCAAAACTATTAATATAGAGTGGATTTTTAGCATACTTTAAAGCCATTTCTTTCTTAAAATCCCTAATCTGTTGTGGAATAGAGCGACTATCAAGTTTTTCTTGTTCTTTTGCTAATTTTTGCGCTTCTTTTTGCTTTTCTTTATATATCCTAGTTTCTTGCTGTGCTAAAGCTCTTTCCTGACGAACCTGTTCTTTTAAAAGTTCTTTTTCTACTCTAGCTTGTTCTTTTAGAATACGCTGTTTTTCTTTAGCTTCTTCTTTAGCAATTCGTTCACGCTCTTTTTGTGCTTTCTTACTTTCTTTAATACTTTCTCGCTCAACAGCTAAAGCTTCTTTTTGCTGACGTTGATAATCTTTATTCTGTACCTTGCCAGCCTGTTTACCAGTGATTGATTCGTCAATAGCTTTTCGTACATTATTAAAATCAATCAACGCTGTTTTGGCAATCCTAATATTTTCGACTAACTTTTTAGCTTCTTCAGATTGTTGCCATAACATATTAGTGCTATTTTTATAATAAGCTTTGGAATAAGCATTTTCTGCTTCGCGAACTGCCTGTTGCAGAGTTTTAGCTTCTTCCTTAGCTTTCTTAGCACCTTTTATCATACCATCAAAGACTTGCTCACCTCTACTAGCTTTAATATTTTTAACAGATAACTTATTGAGTTTTTCTTGAATATTCTCAATCTGCTTAAAGATATTAGCTGTATCTAAAGTTAAGCTAATCTTTGCTACATTATCTACTGTAACTGACATTCATTCACCTTCTTTATTTGACTTCTCCACTATCAATCAGATATTGAATAGCATCAGCACCTTCAAAAGTATTATGTTCGCTACTATCCTTTTCAATATCTTTATTGTTTTTACTACAACCATCTAATAAATATTCTAGTTGTGGAATAGAAAGATTAACTACATCTTTCATAGTCATAGAAGTGTTTTGAATGATACTTGCGTATAACTTATCCCACTCTGTTTCTACTGCTTCATCATCATTGCTTGCTTTTTTTTTAAACTAGACAAGCCATAAAAGATTTCAAATACTTTAGGTACACTGTCTAAGTCTAACCATTCAGTAATTTCTTCTTTAGTGTATTTTTCATCAAAAGCAAGGAACAACAAATCTAGCATAGCGTTCCATGCTTCATCAACTTCTGTATCGTTAGCACCATCAGTAATAATATTTTCAAGAATAAAAACATCATTGAACTTAGGCGTGAGTTTTCTAATTAAATCTTTGTATTTTAATTTAGCTGGGTAAACTCTACGTTTTACTCCATCCCTACACATAACATCTTCGTATGCTGTAAAAGGGTCAATAACTTTATTTTCTTCCATGTTTATCTCCTTAGATTAAAAAATGGAGTGCTACCATATACGATAACACTCCTATCTTTCTTTGAATTATTTTACTTCGGTCAAAGAATAAGTTACGAAACGCTTATCAGGACGTTCAGGGTCAACAGACTTGAAAGTTACTTCAGGAGCAACAGCACCATCACGAGTATATTCAAGATTGAAACCACCATCACATACTGCTTTGTATACACGAGTATGCAGTTGTACTTTTCTACCATCAGGAAGTTTTACAGGTGCAGAAGTATGACGGAGTTCAACAAAACCAGGAACATCATTAGTCAATACATTTACAGTAGAACCATCTGTTACTTTATATACATAACTTACTTCAATAGTAGTATTAGTAAAGCCAGTAGCAAAAGTTAATGCGCCAGTTTCGGTAACAGAGAACTGGTCAGATGCAGTGGGACTTGTAGCTCTTTTTAAAGCCTTACCATCAGCAATAACAACTACACTTTCTACATCAACACCAGTAGTAGCAGAAAGATTAGCTTTATTACCCTTTACCTCAAGAGTTTCTACGGCATTTACTTCGCCATTACCCTCTACAACAGTACCTTGTGTTACTGCCAGCACATCCATATTCATTGTAGCATTTTTAAATTTAAATGTAGCGGTTTTGGATTTAATATAGTTAAAAATAGGGAATAAGCTATCACCGCCATAAACATCTTCACTCTCGGAAGAAACTTCAATAGACATAGACTGGAGTTTAGACAGTCGACCAGCGATAGAGCCATCAGCAGACAACAAGAACGCTTCGCCTACACCATGAAGTACGAGGTTATTACTTTTTACATTTGCCAAATTTAACACAACCTTTCTTTATTCACCATCAATCAATGGATTATATATTAATCTGTATTTATACACACCATTTACACCTGAATAATGCTGTCCTTCATAATTCAACATCGTTTCCATGTTTTCAGCTAATATTCTTCTAAAACATCTTGAAATTTGACTAATCTTATACATTGTATTTGCGTAAATATCAACATATAAATCACCGATATTAACCATCCAATTTGTTTTAGCTTTTTCGGAGTGCATAAAATAATAACTGATAAACGGAACATCATCAGATTTAATTACATCATCAGTCTGATATTCACGTCTTAATTTATTGTTTTGATTAGCTAATAACTGATTACCTGTTAGAGTATTATCTATTCCAATAATCTCGCAAAATTCTTCATCAGCTATACACCAATCGAATATATCATCTAATAACTGAAAACTATCTATCATAATGTCACCTTTAACCTTAACCCATTAATCATAAATGTAGCAAAATTACTAGCAACAACAGCAGTGATAATTTTCATACATATAATGTTTAATCTTTGCCTTATTGCTTGTGCAACTATATGTCTAGGCTCAATAGGTTTATAAGCAGGATTTACACTACTATCAACTACATTTCCATGTTCGTCTAAACCTGTTTCTCTGTTTCTTAATTTAGTAGTTCCTTTTCTATGCGGTTTACCATCTAAGTCATAATAAAATTCACCATTACCATCCTTAACTCGACTTGCAGTAGCTAAATTAAACTTTAATCTATCTCTATTAAATACAGTACCATTAAGATATTCTTGTAATGCTGGGTTTGTTCTATCTAACTTAGAACCTTTACCATATTCAGCTATTAATGCTCTTTGTCCTTTTGCATAAAATACTAAATTAAGTAACCTTTTAGCTTCATCGTGAATGACTTTTTGTTTTTCGATTTCTGCATTGCCTAATTTCCAATTACCATACTGCGCCCAATCCATATATACCTGTGATGTAATTATATCTGCTTCTTCTGCTAATACCTTTTTAATAGCTTTTAATACAATCTTTTGAGCTGATATAGCACTAATCATTTACGCTTATCCTCTGCTAACTGAATACACATTAAACCTTTTACAGATGTATCAATAGAATTAATCTGATAACTAACTTCGTTAATTACTACTCTGTCAGTAAGCTTAATATCCATAGCCTGTAAATAAACCAATTTGATTGTACCTTCCAGTAAACCACCATCGAAGAATTGCATTTTAGCATTAGTATCTTTCTGAACACAAGGTATATGGTCTTTTAAAACAACCAGCTCTGTACCAGCTTTATTAGTACCAATAAACTTATCTTCTAATCGCATAATCGAACATTCATAATCACAACGCCATAAATTAGCCTGATTGGTATTCATAAATATAATTCTTCGTACAGATGTTGTCAGAAATTTTTCATCTGATTTAGATACTACTAAATCACCTTCTTCTAAAACTGTATCTGTTAATAATAAACCTTTATACTTGTGAGTATGAGCAAAGTCATTATTACTGATACCTTGTCTAGTTAAGTGCATCGGTTCAGTAGCTTTTAAAGTTCCGTCTGTGCTATAAATATCAAAATCTTCTTTTGTGAAAAAACCTTGTAAATTCATAACATCACCTGAACTTATCTAAAATCAATTTCATATCTTGTGTAAAGAATGACGGATTAGCCATTTCAACAGTATAATCAAGAGTATTTAATCTCTTAAAACCTACAAAACTTTGTAATTGTCTAATGTTTTGAGCTAACATACCACAAACCACTTTAATTTCTTCAGGAATTACATCATAACCATAAGAGTAAGATACTTCTAATCTCTGTGCTTTCGGTTCGTATTCACAGAAACCATATGGGATAAATGCAAATGGTGATTTACTACTGATATAGTAGAAATAACCATCATTATCAGCGTCTAATACAATATGGTCAATATTAACCTCTTGTTTATTAACGCCTAAAGGAGTAATCATTATCTCTGTAAGCGATTTAATCTCAACAATCGGATAATGTTTTAATTTACCTCTATGTTTAGCATTTACATTAACAGTTTCAGAAACCTCTTGCACATCAAACGATTTACCGATATAACCATCAATAAGTTGTGAAGCAATAATTAAATCGCCAACTTCTACACCAGCTTGTGAAGCACAATACTTAGGAATTTCTTCTTCTGTAATGTATTGCGACATATTAAATCACTCCCATATTTTTCAAAATATCTCTAGTTTTCGGTAAAACAGAAGCCTTGCCATCTTCAAATTTAACAAAACCATAAGGAAGATATACTGTATATGTTTTCAAATTCTTATCTTTCAATTCTACCGCTACTCTTTCATCTACATTTTTAGCAACAGAAACAGGAGTAGTTTTATTTACTTGTTTTTCTACTACTTTTCTAGGTCTAGCCATTATTTCTCCTTAATTAAAATAAAAGAGTGGAATTATTTCCACTCTTAGGCATTTTTAACAGTTTTAGTCAGAATTGTATGAGCGTATTCAGCACCCTTAGCTACAATACAGTCATATTGCAGAGCCATATATTTTTCATTCAGAGATTCATCTTGAATACCGAAAGCGAAAATACGAGGATTAGCAGAACCAACATAATAACGTGTCAGCAGATTTTCAGACAGAATAGCGATTTTGTGAATAGTAGAACCGCTAATAGTTTTAGTGTCCAACGGCAGATAAGGGTCAGCGATAATCGGCAGTACACCCATAGCAGTCATTACACCAATAACTTTAATGCCAGCAGTCATAGTAACTTCATAATGTTTGTAGTTAGTCGGACGTGCTTGTTCTTCCTGCTCAATCAAATCATAGGTAATCGGATTAACAACAATAACAGAAGGCTTAACATCATAATCTTTACGAGCAGACAAATTAGCAATTTCAGAACGAATAGCATCTACAATCTTTACGCCATCAGCAATAGCAGAAGTGTGAGTAAGCTGTGTCAGCAAGCCAACATATTCATTAGTAGTTGCTTCGGACAGTTTAGTATCATTACCAGTCCACAGTTTTTCGTCCTGCAAAGTCAGCAAATCAGTTACCATATCCTGAACATCTTCAGTGGTCAAGCCTTTGTAAATACCCTGTTGAGCACCAACTTCACGGTCAAAGTGAGAGAACTCAATCTCATTAGTAATTGCCTTAATAAATGCAGATTTATCTACACGTTTTACGTTATACTTGTTTGCTTGCAGGTTATGCGGGTCTTGGAAAGCTGCGGTTTTGTCAGCAGGTTGTTTTTCAAAATAACGAGTAGGATTGCCAGTAGCAGGACGTGCTTTAATACGAGAAAGCATTGTACCACGCTTACCTACCATATCAAGGATTTCTTTTTCAAATACAGGAACTTGGATAAAACCATTACCAGTCTTAGTACCAGCTTCAGTAAAACTCATAAATTGTGCATTAGACATTAATTATCTACCTTCTTTCTTCTATCTAAATTAGTTAGCTTTAGTTTTCATAGAATCAGCAAATGCTTTCATCTTAGCTTGTGCTTTATCGTTAAAGGAGATAGACGGATTTTCGTCAATCTCTTTGCAGATTTCAGCAAGAGTTTTTTCTTTATTATTGTTTTTGCCTACAAAGTTCATACCCTCAGTTTTTTGTTCAGGAGCTTTTTCTTCCTTTTGCTCAACTTTAGTATTTACTTTAGCAAATTCAGCTTTCATCTCATTTACAGCAGTAGTTACTTCTGCAAAATCAACTTTTACTTCTTTCTTGTTGAGTTCATCAAGTTTTGCGTCCATAGCAGACATAGCGGTTTTCATAGATTCGCCAATACCATTTACAGCGTCCATGAAAGTTTGAAATTGTTGTTCATTCATAGTATTATCAACTTCCTTTCTTCTTTGTGCCACTAATTGAGTTTCTTTAAAAGCGGCGAGGTTTTTGTATAAGATTGCAACGCCAGTAAAGGCAAAATCTTCTACTAAATAAAAATCTCCCTTGTCAGTCATATCATTTACAATGACTTCAACGGAGAAACCTAAACTATCTTTTGCGTTTTTAATTTGGAAACATACATCATTAAAATCACGTTTCCACAAACAACCACTGACATTTAATCCATCAGCAGTTAAATCTGCATTTTCTACTACACCAATCTTAAATCGTGTATCATGCCCAGTTAAAGCTCGATTAGGTCTATCCCAATTATCGTAAACACAATTAACTCCCATACCAACGAAAGATTGACTAGCTTTAGTAATTGCAGAAGCCGAAAAAGCAACTGGTTTATCACTACCACATGGAATACCATCACTAGGAGTATCAGCTTTTAAGCAAATACCACTAAAAGGCATTTTATTGATGTGATTATCACTGTCAGCAAAATTAAAACTACTGAAATTTACTTGTAATTCACTTATGATTAATCACCCTCTTTTTTGTTACCATTGTATCTGTCTTTACCTACGCCATTATAACCACCAGCATCTTGTGTTTCCTTAGCGTATTTAGTGTTGAGTGCTGTCTTATATTGAGATTTCAACATATCACCATACTCTTTAAGCTCTTTATCACTAACCTTTTCATAACCTAACAACTGTCTAGCTTCATTCAAAGTAAGAATATCTGCATTAAATTCAGCTAAAACTCTATCAGACTTAGCTTTCTTTCTAGTTTCGTTATCTTCAAAATGAAATTTAAAAATCAAAACATCATCTAAATTTACTCTGCCTAAAACTTTAGCATTGATATTTTCCTCAATAACTTTAGCTAAAGGCTTAATAGCTTCATCAAGAATATTTTCTTTCTGTTCTGCTACTGTACTTCTATCAGTCTGACTACCTTCATTTAATCTCTTAGGGTCGATATTAAATGTATATGAAATAATAGTAATCAGAAAATGTTGCCATTGTAGATATAAACCATTATCATCACTAGCACTTAACTGTTCAGTAGCAATACCTTTACTACCACCAACGATAGGTGTTTTACCGCTACCATAGATTTCTTCTTCAAAGTATTTTCTAAACTTAGAGATTGTATTTTGGTCTGCGTTTTCGCCTAAATTCAGAAGATATTTAGGAATAGCATTACTAGCTACTGTTCCTGCATATCGTTGAGCGTTTAACAGATATTGAATAATCATAAATGCTTGCTCTACTGGTGATGTTCCTAAAGGTGTATAACTGTAATTGTTCATGTTGAAATACATAATATCTTCATTAGCTAAATCAACATAACCACCATTAGTCTTTCTTTGTTTGTATTTAATGTCTTTGGGATTTAATACTTGCTTTGTACAAACTTCTAAAGTAAAACCATCAACAGGGTATAACCAAATAGGTCTATTACTATCATCACTTATACAAACTTCAATAGCTCCACAATCACCTGTCAGAATATCTTCAATAGTTGCACCCATAAGACTTCTAAAACTATCACCATTATTAGGTCTTTCTAAACATCTTGTTAAAGTATTAATCTCATTACTAAAATCAACGTCATTGTTAATATCTCTCTTTGAAATACTCCACGGACAATTAAATAGTGTATTTTTAGTAATGTTGATTGCTCTACGAACTACTGGCATTTGAGCAAACTTACGCAAAGTGGTTGCAGACATTTCTTTATTAAAGGCAACGTCTAAATGATTGACAGTATAACCACTACCACCATAATACATAATAGATGTTTCTCTTTGCGGTACTTTAGGCTTTCTACCAAAAAAATACTCTTTGCCGTTAAATCTTATCTCCAACTTATCACCACCTTGCTATCGTAAATTATTCAAACTACCAAAACAAAAACCCATCGGTATGTTTTTACCATTAGGAAATACTAAATCAGTAGCAGATTTTAGTGCATCCATACCATCATCAGAACCTTTAGGAAAACGTCTTAGCTCATCTAAAAGTATCTTCTGATTTCTATTGAACTTAATATAACCATTTTTAATCAAAGGAACTAGACCTTTAATTCTCAACTCTTTGTCAGACATATTCTGTAAAGGCTCAATGGGTAAAGCAATATTCTGTGCTAATGCTCGTCTACCACATTCCTGTGCAAAGAAATATTGAAACTGAATTGTTTCAATACCAACCTTAACAAGCTTATCTTGATACGTTATACACTTACTAATCAAATCGTCGATAATCTTATCAGGTTTGCGCCTTTTAATATCAGCTTCAATAACATACAAGAAATTGTCTTTACCTCTACCAATAGTAACTATTGCACTTCTATCGCTCTTTGTTGTCTTAGCTAGGCTAGGGTCAACAGCAATATATATCTGCTTGATTTCAGGTAAAATCTCCCAATATTGAAACCATTCTTCTTTAAATGTTCTCTGATTTTCACTTACTGGGTCATTCTGATATTCACTGTCAAAAGCATCAGGATTCATTACTCGCATTAACATCAAGTCATAGTAATAATCAGGTTGCTTATCTTTCCATAATACTTGTGTTCCAGCAAGCATAGATTTTTTGTTTTTATCAAAGAAAGCTTTAGCTTCTTCGGCTGGTCTTTCAATATCATCAGATTTAAGAATTTCTTCCCATTGTTCCCATTTAGCACTATCAGAAAACTTAATTACAGCTTGATAGCGTTTTCTATCCCACATAGCATATTCAGGACTTGTCAGTAATCTGTTCAGTAAAGATTCATAGTTCAGTACAGTTCCAATATAGATGATTTTTTCAGTTGTGCTACCGCAAGGAATTAAAGCTTTCTGAAACCAGTTTAAAAGTTTTTGTCTTTGAGCTTCAGTTTCTACTGCTTCATCATTCTCTAAATCATCTACGATAATTACATCAGGACGATAATGTCCATACTTAATACCACGTAATTTCTGACCAGCACCTTTGCCAACTATCTGTACTTTATTTATTGTCTGTATTTTTGCATTTGCCCATACACGATTACCAACCATATCGCCATAAGCTTGTCTTAAAGTTTCGTTATCTTCAAGTTCATCACGAATAGCCATTATAAACTGCATAGCCTGTTCGCTACTGTCTGATACGATTAAGATGTTTTTTGCATAACCATAGCAAATACACCATATCGGAAACAGAAAAGACAATATCTGACTTTTACCATGTCCACGTGGAGCGGCTCGAACATAATAGTATTTTTCGTCCAGCTTGTTAATTACATAATCCTCTAATGATTTAAATACTTCTCTGTGAAAATCACAAAAATCACCAGTGAATATTCTAGGGAAAAATGTCTTACCGAATAACTCTAAGTTACACTTACATTCTTCTATAACTTCTTTACTTACAACATTTTCGTTGTCTTGTTCTAAATCTTCTAATATACTTAGAACATCAAATTTTGACTTTATAGCCATTAATATCTGCCTTTTTGAAAATCAAGAATATCTTTCTTAGCTTCTTTGCTATTTAAGTTATTGACTTGATAAATCTTTTTATTCTTGACTTTATTTTTCGGTCTTTTCTTTTTTAGTGCTTTCAACATCTAATTCTTCAACTCCGAATACGTAGCCTTGTTTACGCAAATAATAAGCGATTACAGAACTCCAAAACAAGAAAATAGCAAAATAAGCTGTTCCAGTCAAAAATGTTGTAAGCATTAAGATAACAAAATTCATTAAACTTGTAATCATAAAATCTCTCCTTAAAATTTAAAAATAAAAAAAGAACGCCAGCTTTATCAGCTAACGCTCTTAAAGTTAATCTATTTATTGGCAACTTGTTAATCGCTACATATCACGAAACAAGGGTGTAAATGTATTATATTAGCTTTATAACATTCAGACTAATATAAAGAGATACATCAATTATGCCTAATTATTATATTCGCAATGCTATCGTAGAGGTCTGCGTACAGATTGCTCCGCTAATTATCTGCATTGCTTTAATCGTTATAAGTCTAATCTTTTACAAGTATCAGCTTATACGATAAAATCAGTTGGAGCTGATAGTAGGACTTGAACCCACAACCTAGTCATTACAAGTGACTTGCTCTACCAGTTGAGCTATACCAGCATATCATTAATAACCATAACTTTAGCGAAATTCCTTGTCAGGTAATCTAACCCTCTAAGCACAAGTTATAGCTATTAACTTCAATATTTAGTGGCTATAAACTCAATCAAGAATAGGCTACATTCTCGATATTACAAACTTACCACTATGTTTACTATATTTATTACTAGCAAATCTAAATCAGGACTACTCTAAACCGCTATCAGAACAGCGTAAACTTTGTAGCCTAGTTTTATGTCTTACTCTTTGTATAACTCTTATCCAATCATAATAGTACATCAAGACTATTCTAAACCATCATTTGTTCTTCAAAATCTATCATCTATAAAAGTATACAAAAAGGGATTTCTGCTAACGAAGTTTTAACCTGTATATGTTTTGGCAAACTATATTTTAATCACTAACTATATACTGGCTTTAACTTAACTTTAGCTAAGTAATATTAACGTAACATTTTTCGTTTAATCAATCAATCTCACATTAAAGTTTCGATTGATTTCTAAACTCAAAAGTTACTTATTAATTCTTTGATATATTACTGCGATTACTCACTACGTTCGTAATCTTGTAATATATAGAGTTACTAGCTTTGTAAGTGTTTAACCTTACATAATATAGGCACACAGAGAGATTTTTGAAACCCTAAATTAGAAGATTTTACAAAGATTTCACAAATTAAGTCATATTCTGATAGAAATTAAGCTATTTACAGATAAAGTTGCTGATAAATCAACAAAAATCATGGTGTTTAACTCACGATAACAGTTTTATCCTACATAGATATATTATCTCTGTTTATTATATTCTTGTTTTATGATTATCGTCAAACACACATGATTACATAGAGGTGTATGTGTCAACGCTTACGCAAGAATAACTGACAAACGAATTACTAAGAATTAATCAGGGAAAGTTAGTTGGTTTGTAGCTCATAGTAGTATATAGCTTACTAACTTTCTGATAGAGTATTAACTGGTTAATGGGTTATAGCTTAATGCTAATAAGACAACTACACTTCCTGTTCAAGAAAAAGTTAGTTAAAAGTATGATAATAAGTATAGTTCTGCCTTCCTACTGACTGCGATAATCTGTGTTCCTGACTAATTAGAGTACATATCACAAACATCAATTCTGACACGAAAAATCAATTAAGGCTTAATCTACATGGGTAAAGGTATAATGGTTACTATGGTAGATTATGGCAAAATTGTGAATAAAAAATACGTAGCTTTTTAAACTGGTACAGGTATAATCATATAGGCTAGTAGTTTAGAGCACAAAATAAAATAAGCACCAGCAATTAAGCCAGTGCTTGATAATGAATTTCTGATACTTGTTTGATTAATCGGTTTCATCACATTTAATACGGAGCTGGTAAAAGTTCACGTTGTTTTTGTCTGCAATTTCAGCTACCTTTGTATCAAGATTATCTAATTCAATCTTTTCTTCTTCTGTCAGCTTTTCACCTTTCCATGATTTATTTTCAAGTTCAGTCATTCTCTTAGCTAATGTCTTAGCTTGCTTTACTGCGTTTTCCATAATACACCTCTCACTCTCGTTCAATATGGATTTTAACTACTTTGCTATTCATATTCTTCTACCGCTTTCATGTTACTCACTTCTTTTAGTAGTAATCTTCAACTAACCATGTGTCTATGATTTCGATGTTGCCACCTAATAATTCAGTAAAGGTTTTAATTTTTTCATGTCAGGTTTCTGTACTGCTTGAATAATTGTATCATCAGTGAGTTTACCATATCCGATTTCATAAAGATACATATTCATTAGACGTTGTGATTGTTTGGTAGTCAAACCATTAACACTAATTTTATACATTTCTTTTTGTTTCTTCATATACAGTAGCTCCTTTCTTTTGTTGATTATAGTATATCACCTTTTTATATGGTTGTCAATCACTATTTACGGATTTTCGGATTTTATTTTGCATAACACTGGTTTACTGTTAGATTTCCAGTGATTTTCAATATTTTCATCAATATATAAAAATTTTTCTTCATTATATAGTACCTGGTATACCCTTTTTGGTTAAATTGTAGATACCATAGGTAGTGTTATATCAGTTGCTAACATTGACAAGATAAATATTATATTTGTATAAATGTGATTTATATTTATAATAGTTATATAAAAAGTGTAAACATATTGTTTTGTTGAATGAGATTGGCTAAAAATGTAAAAATATAGACAGAATTTGTTTGAATTTCACCGCGTTTATACTGAATTTTCAGAATTTTCAGGTCTAGAAAAACATACCGCCACGCTATGAATTATAACCTACACGGGTAAAAGCCTTGCAACAACAACATAACTATAATTATATTGTCTTTTTAGTTAGCTTTATCTAACTATATCTACGATATAATCATATATATAATACTGTATCTGATTGGCAATTTATGTTGACTTATGCTAACTAATACAATTAATAAGCTATGTATAACTATATGTAGCGGTTGACATACTGAATATTACTGTATATAGTAGTATACACTGTATTTTTATTAGTATACACTATATAACCTGCCTATTTTGTTGCATTGTATTGATAATAATTATTATTTAATTCAAATGCTAGCATATGTTACTAATAAATAATGATTATACATTACTATAATATATTGATGAATAGCAGTACAGCAGGAAAATACTTGCAATATCTATAATATTATATATTTCATAGCCAACAACTACCATATATAATATTATAAAATACGAAAAACGCAACTATTTTATAAAATTGTATTATCAGCCTACTACACACTTTTACAGCCTTGCCACGCTATTTTATAAATTTGTGCGTACTCCTACACCTATATATAAAATATACCATCAAAAAGCCGCTTGTTATTTTAGCTCATATACGCATGAAAAAAATTTTAAATATAAGTATATGCGTAAAAGCTTCATCGCAGTACAAGCCAATTATGACGTTCTGAAGCAGATTTTCAAATAAACTGAATATTCTTGTATTTTATTTTCCATAGATTTTTATAAGATTTTTTTAGAAAAAACTATAAAAACGCTTGCAATTATCATGAAATCGTAGTATAATATATACAACGAAAGGGAAAAAAGAATAGTTAAAATCTGATAAGCGAATAAGTAAAGGAGATAATAGAAAATGAACAAACAAGAAAAACAAAATTTAACAGTTTTAGCTAAAAAAGCCTTAAAAGAATATTTCGGATTTTGCCCAACCTTAAAACAAATAGTATTACTTGAATGTTATTGTAATAATAACTTTTGCGAATATCTTGCTTTTAAAGTAGACGGAATTAATCATGACTACCAACTACATTACGGCTTGAATAATAATAACGGAATTATGATTGATAATGTACCTTATAGCTTATCAATCTATAATAATGAAGGTGTTCAAATACTTTAAATAAAGGTGATTTTATGGTAATAAAAATTAGGATTTAGCAGGATATAAAAAAGCAGTCGTTATATACCTGCCGTAATCAATCAATCAGACTGCATTTACAGAAAAGGAGATGAAATAATGGATTTATATAAATATCCTAGTTGGCGTGTACGATGTTAACGCAGTTTAAGAGTTTTTAGAGTATCGATTGAATAAATCGGTACTTTATAAAGCTTTTAAAAAGCTAAAATTTGAAGGAGTGAATACAATGACAAAAGAAAAATTTATAGGATTATTATATGCAGGTTATGTAGACAACGAAGGCTATGCAAAAGAATGTTATCATAAAGCTTGCGTTAATCAACGCTACGAAAATTATTATAACGAGGATTTTTGGGCAGATAAGGGCACAAATTACCAAAAATTATCCTGCGTATATTATTGTTTGTACCTGCGTTATGGTAGCATGAACGCACGCAATTTTAACTCTGATATAGCTTGCAAGGTAGTAAAAATTTTACGCAATGCGGAGTACGCTTTATATTAAAGGAAGATGAAAAACATGATTGAAGAAAATGTTGATTGGTTTGGTAGAATTATATTATATTTTGCATGGTTAATTATTAGCCTTATGTTTATAATTGCAGTGTATCTTAATCCTAGTGCTAATATTTTTGTTTGGTTGCAAGTTGGATTGATTATACTTTTAATGCCGTGCTTGCTTGTAGCGGATATGATACATACCGAACAAATAAGAAGGTGATACAATGTATGAAAATCCAATAATGTATTATCATGAGTTAACGAAGTATTTTTGTGAATTAGCGCAAAAAGCATATAATAACAACGATACAGAACGGCTAAAATATTATAATAACTTAGCACAAAAAAGCCAGCGGTTATATCATGTATGCGAGATGTTGCGTATTAGATACAAGAAGGAATATATTCCTACTATCGTATTTGAAATTCTTGTAAACGCAGAAAAAAAGTTATTAGAAAAACATTTAAGGAGATAAAAAGAAAATGAAAAGAATTTTTATAATCAAAAAAAGCGGTTACTTTATCCGTAAAAATTGCTATATAAAGGGAAAAGAAGTATATATTTTAAGCATGGAATTTTGCAACACTTTTGCAGAAGCTTTACATTTACAGTAGTTTTTATTATGCGGTAAATTATCCGTTTTTATTGTCAATCATGATAAAGGAAAGGAAGAAGAAAAAATGAGTATCAACCCAAAAGTAACAAAAAAACAAATTAAAGAAGACTATGCAATTATAGCATACTGCGGTTATTGTGACTTGTATTATACTTTGCAAGACGCACACAAGGTAGGACACACCGAAAGAGCAGAAGGTTGGGGGGCAGATATATATGAAATCACTCCTAGTATTTGTATTGTGACTGGCTATTCTCCTTTTGGTAATTTGCGTTTAGATTATGAGTTTACTCATAACTACGAAGAATTAGCACGAAAATTTTACCACAATACTACTACTGTTCCTATTGATAAATTGCGTAAATTATGGGAAAAGTTGGCATATGATATTATTGCATTAAAAGGAGAATAGCAATTATGGATTTTGAAAAGTTGGGTATTATCCCAATATAACAGTAATAGATATATGACTGTTATAGTTGGTGTAAATAAATTAATTAATCAAAAGGAGTATTAATTATGAAAATCTACGAAACTATTATTATTACTGAAGGCGAAGTTAAAAAGCAGTATCTTTTTGCAGAAGGCACAAGAAGCGTAAATAATCAACTTGCTACTATGGTAGCAGATAAAAACGATATTTTAAGAGTGCAGGAAGTTACCGAAGGTATTCTGCAATGCGATAAAGCAACTTTTATTGATAAGGTTATTGAAGTATGCAGAGATAGCCAAAAATTCGACACTATACAAGTTGATTATATTAAAGCTATTCTGAAATAATATTATGTATTTATTCAGCGTACTATATTTATATAGTGCGTTGAAATACTTATATAATTATAAGTAAATAATTTAAAAGGAAGTGTATTTTTATGGAATTTATTGAAATGCAAAAAATAAGTCATAGCGAATTTTTAAAGCTTATTAAAGGAAAAACGCTTGCCTTCATGGTATGCAGTAGTCACGGAAAAGAAGAACATAAAAAGTATATTCCTGAATTGAATAAAGAATATGCACTGACCGACAATAATTATATTAATATCGGTAAAGTAATTAAAGTAGGAAAAGACTACTTCAAAAGGGAATATAAATGCAATGTTGGCGGTTATGACATGACCGCTTGTTATCTAAAAAATAATTGCACTTATAAATTAGATAATTTTTTAGTAGTTATCACGGAGCGCAAGCAACTACTATATAAAATAATGGATTAAAGGAGTAAAAAAATATGGTTAAAGAAAAATATACAAATATTATTTGTCTGCTTATCTCCTGCACTTATAAGCGCACTACTACTAACGGAAATAGCGTATACAGTATCATTGTATTAATGCGTGATATAGTTAGCAAGCGTTATAAGGTTATTCACGGCACGTCGCAAGATTATACCTGCTATGGATTGAGTAATAAAAAAGTAAATTGCTATACACCTGCTAAAATTTACGCTGATTTTTATGTTACCGACAAAAACAAGGCAGTATTTACGGAGCTAAAAGAGATATGAAAAGAAAAAAGCAGTTTATAAAATTATATCATTATTATAAATATAGTATAGAAGAAAATAATAATCAATACGCAAAATTCATGAATAGTATAAATTTGAATTGTAAATGCTATTCAAAAGAATATATACATTATATTGCATTGTATCAAAAGAATACAATCAATAAAATTTTACGCATGGAACGTATAAAATATAAGTTATCAAAATATATAGTGAAGGAAGGTAAAAAGATATGAGTAAATATTGGTATGATGTTTTAGCGGTTGAAAAATCCGCTCCGTTTGGCTTTTGTCCATGTTGCGGAAAAGCTTTTGACGGAGAATTAATAGATTTTCATGAAATAAAATTTTGCCCTTATTGTGGAACAAATTTATCAATAAGTGTCACTGGTAGTTGTAAAGTTGGTAGTATGGTTAACTATGTATTAAATAGCTATTTTCTTGCTACTCCTTTTATAGTCAATGGTAAAATACCTGCTGATAATAAACAAAAATATAATAGCATTGATAGATATATTGTGCCTTATATTATTGGTGTATTATTATCTAAATTTTATAATGATAATAAAGATATATTGCAATATTTTATTGTAAATAATTATTTTGTACGTATGGTAAAAGATAATATATTTACTGTTGAATTTTTCGACGATACTAATTATTATTATATCTGCGATATTATTTTAAAGGAAAATAGTTATTGTATAGAAAAGGAAGTATAAGCATGAACTTAAATAACGATACTATGGATAAGTTAGAAAATGCAATTATAACTTTAAAGTATAGGGAAATTCCGTATATTTTAGATGAAAAGCAGGAAAAGTATAAAAAAAGAATGTATGATTTTATTATTTTAAAAAAAGATAAAGATATATTTACAACTATTTTAAAGCTTATTCCTCTTTATTATGAAGTTGGCGAAGATGGTAAATACATTCATGTATTTGTATTTATTCCCTTTTATGATAATAGCGAATATACACAAATTATTGATTTTTTAAGGAATTTTTGTAGTAGGAATTTTACAGATTTTTACATTGAATAATAAAAAAGGAGTGTATATTATGCAATTAATAGGATTAATTATACTTTATGTTATTATGTCGTTTATGCGAAGGAATTAAACAACTAGCCAGCTTGTAAAAGCTGGCTTTTTCTTTTTCTTTTTTTGTTCCTGCCGTTCTCAATCGTCGCTATTTATATACCGCTTATACGCTCAAATTTGACTGTACAGTATTTTTCCGGCTGTACTGCTATTCTAATACCTATTTTATTTTTCATGCACTGTATAAGGCTATAAATTCGCCTTGTATAGTGCTTTTTTGTTATGTAGGTATATAACATAGGTATGCAATTTTCATGAGCGTATAAGGCTTGCTATTTTCCATTATATGAGCTTATATTGGTTATATGCGGTACTATACTAGCATTAATTTTTCATGCGTTCTATGGGCTTGCTATTTTTGCGTATAAAAAGACTTTTTTAATTTTAGGTACTTTACTATTCGTTTTTCTTTTCATGCACTGTATAAGGCTATAAACGTCTTACAACCTACTATAAAATTTATAGCTTTTTCTATTGATTTTTTAGTACAGATATGCTACAATAGAATAGGTAAATTATACTATATTTTTAAATGCAAAGGAAGTGTAATATATTATGAAAAAAGATAAGGTACAATTAAAGAATAATTTTCTGCAAGCCGTTGCAAGTGCAGGTACTAACCAAACAAGGCTAGCTGAAAATTTAGGAGTGACAAGCGGTGCAATTAATCAAAAAATCAATAATTTTTCGTGGCGTTATATCGACCTGGTTAATCTTTTAGATGATTTAGGTTACGATGTAGTTTGGATTAAACGAGATGGTGGAACTCAAATCAAATAATAGCATAGAGCGATTTTAAAAAATTGCTGGAGCTGTAAAAACAACAAAAGCCAGCAACTAATGAATACTAGCATAGTGCTAATTTCAAAAATTGCTGGCAGTATATATTCCCTACTCTATCTCGTTATTTTGTCAGGTTGACTAAACTTTGCTTATCTCGAACTTCTTTCTTGAACTGTTCGTAGCTTTCAGGTGAAACTTCTTTAAGAACATCATATACGATTTTCAAAGTTTCTTTAACTTTAGCATAGTTAGACAAGTCTTTCTGATATGTAGCAATATCGTTAAGCAAAGATTGTTTTCTTGAAATGTATTGAGCAAGTAAAGCTTGTGGGTCTGTTGAGCCTTTTTTAGCTCCGTCACCTAAAGTAATCATAGCTTCTCTTTCAATACGCTTTTTGAGAATTTCAATCTGATAATCACAGTCATTGATTAAGCGAATAGTTTCTTCGTATGGATTAACATCTTCACTAGCCTGTACACCAGTTGCAGTCAGGCTATCAGTTGTATCAGCTAAAGAGGTTTGTTTAACTTCAATCATCGGTAACTGCTTTTTATCGGCTCTTAACCAACGAGATACAGCCATTTCACTAATCGGTTCATCATCAGTAGGAATTTGCTTATTCAAGATTTCAGCAATCTTACGAATAGATTTACCTTGTTGCTGTAACTCACGTACCTGTTGTTCAAATTGATAATCACTAATTTTAGACATAGTATCACGCTCCTAGTTTAATATTGTATTTGATTTTTGAATTTTGGTTTTCAATCAGATTTCATAATGGAAAAGGAAATGCTGATTTTGTTTTTGGTTTTTGTTTTTAAAACTGATTTCATTTTTGCTTTTGGAAAACATACCCTGTTTTAATTTGGTCTAGGTAAACTTACCATAGTATGAAAGGAGAATTTGAATTATGGATTTATACCTGAAACAATATCTTGCATCGGTTAAGGCTACTAGAGCCACCAATACTTATACCACTTATTGTAATGCTTTTAAAAATTGGTTTTCAGACGGAAAAGTAAATTTGGAATTGGATTTCATCAATAGTAAATTACAACAATGGGATTGTTCAGTAAATACTAAAGCTCTAAGATGTAGGATATTAAAGAAGTTCATTGATTTTTTATCTAATTACATCACCATTGATGGTCTACCAGTTATCTTGCAGGTTTTGCAATCAGTAGACACTAAGACTATTGTTCCAGCAGTAGTCAGTAAAGAGCAATATCATCACATCTTATATCATTGCACACATTTAAGAAGTAAGATAGCTGTATCTTTAATGTTTCAGAATGGTTTAAGAGCTGAAGAAGTTTTGAGTATTAAAACAGCTAACTATAATGCAGATGAAAAATCAATTCTTCTTGTAGATACGAAAAACCATAATGACTACAAAGTTTATATTACAGATGGTTTAGCTAGTATGATTGAAGAATACATAGACTATAACAGCACTTATCTATTGCATACTAGAAATAATACACAGATTGGTTATGTAGCTTTTTATAGAGAGATTAAAAACATCTGCATTAAAGCTGGTTATCCTGAATTACATTGTCATAGCTTTAGACATGGTTCAGCAGTAACTTTGCTGGATAATAATATCAACCTTTTTGTAATTAAAGAACATCTTAGACATAAATCAATCCAATCTACTCAAAGATACTTACATATCAGTCAACAACATAGAGAACAGGTTAGAGATATATTCTCTGCTATATAAGATTAGCGTCTTGATTTTAGTGAATACGCTCTTAGTCTTTGATGAAACCTTTTTGTCTTATGCTTACGCAAGAGTATTGCATAACGTCTAGTAATGTATAGATTAGTACGTCTAACGAATATTTTTAGTTGTTTTACATTCCTAATATACTTGTTCATTTTATCTCTCCTTTAGTTATATAAGATTAGCCTTGCGTAATGCAAGGCTTTTTCTTATTGCTCTACTAATGACTGTATTTCTCTCTCTATGTTTTACCTCGATTAACGATAATATGTAAGCTCCGAACCATCATCAGCTATAACCCTAATACTTCTAGGAAAGCCATCTTCGTTTATTTTTGTAATTGGTTCGTATTTATTAACAGACTTGATTTTTAAATTCTTTTTGTGAAAACTTTCGCATTTAATACAATGAGCCTTTGTAGTGTATTGCGTATCACAATATTCACAAACATACATTACTTTCTCTATCATAATTTTATTTACGCTCCTTTGTTAATCGGTTTAAGTATATGTGCATCATATAAACGCTATCATATGGATATACACTGGCTACACCGCCACATATTCCATATAAAATACCATGAAGCTTTTCAGTAGAACATTTGCCTGTAATATGATTGTATTTAACTACATTCCATGAAACAATATCACCAATACATAATTCATTATCTTGACTATCTACTAATTTACATGGTTCTTCAGCTTGTAAGATAGTTCTAGCTTTAGTTATCATCTTACTAATCTTTTCTTTTGTATTCATATCTGATAAATCCTTTCTAAGCCACTGTAAGCTGAAGCTGATGTATTAGCGATAGCATTGTTAATACATTCTTCAATTTTAGCTTTACTACGTTTCAATATACCAGCTCTATCATTATCAGGGAAAGCATCTTTACGTCTACAATTATTTGTATCGGTGCAGATATTACATTGACAATTACACAAACCACAAGCTTGTAAGTATTCAGGAATAAGGCAAGTATTTTGTTCTTTTGTGCGTTTAGTTCCGAACTTATCTTGCCATTCCTTATCTTTGGGCAAATTCATATAATGCTCAAACGGATAACCTACATTAGTAGATGAACTAGCAAAGTAATTACTAATTTCTGGTGTAAAGTAAGATTTAAATTCATCTTTTGGAAGTCCTAATTCCTGAAGTAATTCATCTACAACTCCCTGAAGTTTTTTTAAATGATTGTTAATGGTAGTGTGAGATACACCTAACTCTTTAGCAGTAGCTAAAGCATTATTCTTGCAATTAACATAAACCATCAATACATCATAAAATGGTGTAACTGCTATTCTTTTCTTTAGCTCTTTATAAAAGAACTCTAAAGTGCATACCCTTTCATTCTCGATATAGATATATTCAGGATTATATTTATAGGTTTCGTTTAACTGGTCTGTAAGACGCTTATTGCAAGCTCTTTCAATAGCTCTCCAATGATTTCTACTAAGAGAATACTCTTGAAGCTTACTTTGTCTAAGATATTCCATTAATTCAAAGTCTAAAGTATTATTCAAGTTATTCACCTAACCAATCAATATTATCTACATCTACATTCAGGAATTGACTAATCAATACTTTCATATCATCATCAGGAATAATTCTTCCTCTTTCAATACTGTAAAGATAGTTTTTGTCAATAAACAATTCGCCAGCTAGTTCTTTGGTACTAATCTTTTGAGCTTTTCTAATTTCCTTAATAGTGAATTTGGTGTCACTGTCTTTTCTAATAGCAGATTGAATTTGCTCTATATTAAGAGGTTGAGTTGTAGTTGTATTATTAGAGCGTTTAGCTGACATTGCACTAAGATACTTCATCCGTAAAAAACAACCTTGCATAGCAATAGTTTTATTACCAGTACCCACACGGATAGCAATATCTTTGGTAGTTACAAAAGATTTTTCCCAAATAATTTCGTCAGCTTTAAGTTCAGTTTTCATATATTTTTCAGCTTTATATTTACTGCCAGTAACTAAAACTCTGTAATAGTCACCTTTGAAACGCAGTTTATATTGATGAACAATAACTTCTTCTACATCAGTTTCTTTTTGTTTCATATGTTTTAATCCTTTCTTTCGCAATATTGAAATAATTCTCATTCAATTCAAAACCAATTCAATATCTCATTTATCTGTACTCCCAATACCACCCATACGTTCCGTAATAACATTATCGTTATCAACAATCAGATATTTAGCAAATATACCTTGTGCAATAGGCATAATAGGTTGGTCGAATACAATACTTGCATTAGATACTGCGAAGAAAATATGTCCTTCGTTATCTACATTGTTATAATAATCAGCGTCAATAATAGAAGGTGGATTGGCTTGTCTAATACCTTGTTTAATGCCTTTAGAGCTACGAACAGCCATTAGCAATACTTCATCATCTTGCATATATGCTTTAATGCCAGTAGGAAGTAAGATAGCTTGTTTATCGTCAGGTTTATGTACAATAGAGAAGCGTTTACCATCGGTAGAAATATTACTAGCAGATAACCAAGCTTCTTCTAATGTCAAACCTTCTTTCAAAAACTCGAATACCAAAGGATGAATTACGGAAACATCATAACCTGCAGATGATTTAGTTTTTCTTTCAGGCAAGATAAGAGTTTTAGTTGCTTTATCGGTATTATTCAAATCAGAAATAAGTTCAAAACCACGAATTTTATCCATTATTACACCTCTGCCTTTACTACTTTGTTATGGTCTACATAAGCCTTGCGTTCATAACGATTAGCAAACATATACTTAATCGCTACTTTCTGCGGACAGATTTTATACAAGTAACCAATATGCAGTTTATTGTTCATGCAAAACAGAACTCTATCATCTTTACCAATAAAATTACCATTAATATCTTTGATATATAACATTACTATTCTTCCTCTCTGATAAGTTTAATCACTTCATAACTAAATTTATAAATCATATATGAACCTGTACTGCGTTTTTGTTTAAAATAAACTTTGTCGCTTTTTACTTTTTTGTGTTGGTTTACTACCTGCTTTACATCTTTCTCTATATTCTCAATAACAGATACATCGAAACAGCTACCGTACTTTTTAGTGTGAAAAATAATTTCGTCACCAATATGTAAGGTATTGCCAACCATATCAATACAAGTTAATTCATTCATGTGCAATCAGCTCCTTTGCGTATGGTAATGTTTTAATCCAATCACAGAATACGTGCCACTCTTGACTACGATGTGCTTTTCTTTGTGAATAAATTGTTTTTAACTGAAGATAGTTGGTAGTCAGTCTAGCAGTTAGATTTAATCCCATTGGAATATTTTTCAAAACATCGTCAATAGAACATTCGTTACTCTGATACAGGTCGATATATTCTTTAAGATTTTTCAGAGCTTCATAACTTACGCTATTATCAACTTGCTTATCTAAATCAAACTTTGTGATACAGTGCATTTTACTCATTGAACTTACAAAATCGACGAAGTGGTATCTTTGAAGTTGTTGCCAAAAATACTGCGGAGCTGTTACATCCATTTGAACGATTACTCCCTTTAACGCACAATCATGTCCACTACCAGCTTTAGCATTAGATAACTTCATAAAGCGTTTAAAGTGTTTATTTTCTTCAAAGATGTTTTTGCTTTCATATTTACATTCACCCTGTTGAGTAAACATATCTATTACTTCTTTTTTAAATTCTTCTTCTGTGTATGGCTTAGAAAGCATTGGATAGCCACTAGCTAAAATACTTTCTTCTAACCCATAAACTCTAGTATTCGTTACTTGCATAATTGTATCTCCCTTTAAATTGAAAAGTCTTTTCATCTTCTGTCATATAAGGCAGAAATTCTTCGTAATATCTGTATGTAGAAGATTTTTTATCATCGTGAAGCTGTCTGTCTTTTTCTAAACAGTAATCTTGATAGCTATAATGAGCATATATACTAGGTTGGTTACACCAGCTTGCAAGGTTAATATAAGTACCTTTAAATGGACTTTCTTTATACTTTGCAAATCTCATAATATAAGGCTTGCACCCATAATTAGCTAATATTTTGATACGCTCAAATACTGAATGAATATCGTTTATCCAAAACTCTTTATCGTATTTACCATTTCTATCAAATCCGCATAGAACATAGAATTTTATATTCTTTTTGGTTGGAAAGAAAATACGTAACAATTCTAGTTTTGATGTAATAATATTTTTGTCAGCTAAGTTATCAAAAGCAAAGATTAAATCACCATCAAGTTTACAATTTCTTAAACACTCTAGTTTTTCGTGAGTAAGTAAGCGTTCGTCTAATCCTTGTTTAAACTGGAATGGTTTACCAATCTGTATAAGTTTTTCTAATACCCATTGCCATTGTTTAGCTCCTAAAACATTATCGTCTAACAGACAAATCTTCTTTCTATCTTCATCTACCCAGTCAACAATATTAGAATGTAAAGTCACGTACTCTGAATTTTGATTAACACAGAATGGACATTTTCTAAAGCAACCTCTAGTAGCAAAGCCGATAGAGTAATCAAGATAGTATTTGTATTTATTTCTACTCTGTCCTTCAGATAGTTTTTGCTTTACATATTCGTCATATAGGTGATAGTCAGGTTTAATCTGTTCTATTTCAAACATAAGTGGAATAGCTTTATCATAGAAGAAACCAGTACCACCATATATAACATTAGACATTTTCAAAACTTCATCAGGTACAGGTGTATCTGTAAATACTTTAGCTATATACACTCTGTCATATTCATTAAGATGATAGTATTGTGTAAGTAAAAACACTTTATCACCTTTTTTCTTATGCCACGCAGATAACTTCATACAGACAAGGTTGGGAAAGTAATGTTTCTTTCTGCCAATTAAATCAGCATCAATAATTCCTATTTTCATAAATCACCTTCTAATGTTTAATATTCATATAACTCAAAACCTTATCCAATCCTAATCCACCTTTATCAACATCACGCATACACCATTCATATTGTTTTGGGTGTGTAAGCTTCATCTTTTCAAAGCGATTAGGACTTTCTTCATATTGCACACCATACATACAGAACATACAGCCAGTTCTATCCACACCAGTAGTTTTATATTGACCATTTTCATCAATGACTATATCGCCATATACTTTAGCGATTGAAATATTATATTCTTTAATGTATTTAAGAATATCTTGTTCTGTCCAAAAGCTCATTGGTCTACTTTGTTGTTTCTTACTATTAAAAGCATTACAACCATATAAAATCCACGATGTAGTTCGCAAAGCACTTTCTTCTGTTGTAGTTGCTACAATCATTTTTACGTTATTCTTTTTCTCATATTGATGTGATAATGATTTTTTCATAAAGTAACAACACTTATGTGTAATATCAAATGGAGCATCTATTAAATATCTCCATTTAAGAGGTATTCTAGTTCTTAGATTTAGCTTACCATTTTTATCAATCACACCATTAAGATACCTATCTTTTAGTTTTTCACTTTTAGTACGCTTGAAATCGTATATCTTTTGGCTTACTTCTTTAGAAACACAAGGATAACCGTATTCAAGAATAATCTGTTTAAAGTTCTTTTTAGGCTTAATCCACTCAACATTATCAAATGTTTTAACATGCTCTCTAATTTCAGGATATTCAAGTCCAGTATCAAAGAATACAGCAGGAATATCAGGATAGATAGAACGAGCTATATTCAGTAATACTGTACTATCTTTACCACCGCTAAAAGATACAGCTACATTACCATTAAAAGCTTCATACCATTCTTCAATCAGGTATTGAGTACGCTCTATTTTTTGTGATAATGACATAGCTTGCATACGCTTTAAATCATCAATCACAAATTGTTTTAGTGCATACCCCCCCCTCATTTCTTTAAAGTTGATATTTCCCATTAATTACTCCCTATAATAATCTTCCAAGTGTTGACACTCTTTTTGATTTTTCATCATCAATTCACGATATTTCATATTTACCTTTTTAAGATAATCAACACGCTTACCTGCCATAGATTTTTCTTTGTTATAAGCTTTTACAGTAAGTACATGAGCAAAAGTAGTCAACTTATTAAACAGAAGATTAAGCCACTTGTACAACATTATCGGTCAGCTCCTTTTTACCAAATTTAGCTCTGAATTTTTCAATAGCTTTACGAATAAAATCATTATGCCAATTAGCGAAACGATTAATTCTTCTATCATATTTTCTAGGATTATTATTGATTTTGTTGAAGATGATGTTTAAATCACGTTTATTAGTTTTAGAAACATGATTTTTAGTATGAATACGTTTTTTCATTATCTGTTTCTCCTATCTGTTTTAAATTATTTTTCGGATAAAGAAGGGTACAGAAATAGCACCCTTCTCATATCAGGGTAATATATTTAATTAGTTAATCGCACTTACTCCAACCGCAATTAGAGCAATAGTAACAACGTCCTTCAGCAATCAATGTATTTTTACCACATTCAGGACATTTAGCAAGTTTAGGTTTATCGGCTGATACTTTAACCATTTTAATTTCAGCAGGTACTTTTTCTACCTCTGTAAACTCAACTTTTTGTTTTTCGTTAAGATGAGCTTTACCACCATTCAGTGATTTACGCATTTCAACCAAAGCACTTGCAATACAGCTTGCACAAGATTTATTTACAGTTAAATCACCTTTACGTTTCTGATTAGCACAAGCAGGGCATAAAGCAGAATTAAGGTTTTTAATGACTTCATCTACTTTAATACCACTACGCAGACACAAACTTGTAAGTCTAGTAATTGTAGCAATATTAGCCTGACAACCTTTATCAGCTCCGACAAATACTTCAAACAGCTCACCATCTTTGATGTTTACAGTTACATAGAACTTAGGTACACAAGCTGTATGATATAAGAATGTCCTACCCCATAATGAAGTTTGTGGATTACGTTTAAGTGGCATAATGCTATCCAAAACAGGTGTATTAGATACAACTTCAATAGAGTTATTATTATCTTCTACTGGTTTCGCATTTTCATCTAAAGATACATCTTGTTTATCATCTCTAGTCTTACCATGATTTTTACCTAAGATATTGATACGCTCACAGTTATCTCTGAATACTGTAATACCCTTACAGCCTTTTGCCCATGCGTATAAGTACAAGTCAAAAATAAGGAACGGATTAGCACTTTCTTTAAGATTGATTGTACTAGAGATAGCATTATCAACGTATTTTTGCATAGCAGACTGCATACTAACTCTGTGATATGGAGATACATCGTAAGTATTAACTACCCACGGAAACATTTCTTTAATTTCCTTTTCGGTAATATCTTTGCCTAAAACCATATCTTTGCACATTGCACTAGATTTTAGCATATGCTCTACTGCCAACATAGAGATAGTAAATTTTTTATGCTCTTTTTCAAGTTGATGGGTAGTACGCTCATAACATACTTGATAATAAGGTTCTACACCGCCACTTTCTCTAAACAACATTGCAATACTGCCAGTAGGAGCGATAGACAAGATTGTACCATTAGCCAAACCATATTTAGAAAGTTTGTTGATAAGCTCTGCTTCAGCACCTTTTTCAGACATATTATAGATTTCACCATAGTTTTTAATTAATGCCTGTACATATTTTGACTTAACAGTTTTTTGCCAATCAAATTTATCAAAAGTACCATTTTTTCTAGCATTTTCAATACTAGCTTCAAATGTGTATACTTGCATATGCTTCATAATATCTTCGATAACTTTAATACTATCTTTACTGCCATATGGAATACCTAACGCAACCAACATATCAGCTACACCAAATACGCCAATTCCGATAGAACGCCAGTTATCAATACATTTTCTATTTTCTTCTAATGGCTGTGTATCGTAACCATAATCAAGAACATAGTTTGCCATATGTACAGCGTTAGTTACTGTCTGTTTAAAGCGTTCAAAGTCAAATTCGGCATTACGAGTAAATGGATTTTTTACAAAGTTATAAAGATTAACACTGGAAAGATTACATGAATTATATTCATTACCACAAAACTCTGCGCAATTACCCGTCAGAATACCATTTGCGACGAATGTATGATTATAAGGTTCATTCATGCAATAAACTTTATCAGCAATACCGCTTTCTTCGATTTTGATTATTGTAATATATCTTCCTGCATCACGATTAGCAATATTATTAAATTCTAATCTATGAGGTGTAAAACCTAATTTTAATAGTTGGAGAACATTATAAGCATTAATCAGAAGTCTATAACAAGGCTTGCAATTATATTTTTTATACTCGTTATCTTGATTATGAGTAGGTAATAATTTTTCGCCACCTTCTCGCATAAGACTTACAGAAGATTTAATGCCAATAGTAGATAACATTAATCTAACTCCATGTAAAAAATCTACATTCACACTAGAGATACTAATACTTCCATCCTGTGAATTTACAGTACCATCACTATCACATAATCCAGCAAGATATTCTAATTTATTAGTTACACTGTCTAAATCTTTTGGGATAAAATCTTTGTCATAAAAATCTCTAAGCGTAACTTTGGTGTATGGGTTTTCTTTATCGTACTGATAGTAATAATCCATATCAAGATATTTTTTAAGCTCTTGTTTTTTGCTATAAAGCACAATCTCTCTTTTATCCTTTGTTCCATCACCACAATAAAAACCAGCGGTATAATAACAAGGAACGTCCATAAGATTAGAATTATTAGTATGCAAAACTGGATAATTCCATTTAGCAAGTTTATCTCCATGTTTTAAATATTGTGCTTCAACTCTTGTGTTTCCTTTAAGTACAAACTTATGGTAAGGTGTACATCTAATATAGCTACCATCTGAAAAATAGATTTTAAGTAATTTCTGATTTACAGCGGTAATTTTAGGTTTCACTTTTGACCAACGATAACCATTCCATACATTAACATCTTTATCAGCAAGTTCTTTAATCGGAATATTACCTTTATCAGTAAGAATAAGAGTATCGCCAGTTACACAAGGATTAGTTACGTCAATCTTATAATCTTTATATTCACTAAGCATATTCCAATTACGAACTGTATCAATAAAGAGTGCACCAGGCTCAGCAAATCCATGTTGAGCTTCAGCAAACTTTGTGAAGAACTCACCAGCATTGATAGTTTTAGTAATTTCTTCTCCAGTAGCTTTTACCTTAAAGTAAAGCTGAATATTTTTATTACCTTTAACAGCTTGCATAAATTCATCAGTGAACTTAATAGAAATGTTAGCACCCTGAACTTTATCATTATTCTGTTTGATAGTCAGAAAATCTTCAATATCGGGGTGAGTACAATCCATAGCAATAAGAATTGCACCTCGCCTGTTTTGTTGAGCAATCAATTCACCAACCGAACTAAACAAATTCATAAAGCTAACAGCACCGCTAGAAGTTCTCGCTACATTCTTAACTTTAGCGTTTTTAGGTCTAAGGTTAGAAATATCTACGCCACAACCACCGCCATAAGAAAAGATACGTGCCATTTCTTTCGATACATCAAAGATACTTTCTAAATTATCTTCAGGCTTAGGAAGAATATAACAATTACTCATAGATGATTTAAATTTACCTTTAGCACCAGCACCATAAAGACTTCTGCCAGCTAAGATAAAATCACCACTATATAAGCTGTTTTTCATAAACTTCATTACTTCATCGTCATATTCAGGAACAATACTTGCTACACGATTAACAAACATATCGAAGGCAATATCTTCGTTCTCTGTACCACCTTTATTAAAAACTTCCAGTTCTTCATCGTGATAATATTTTTTAGTCAAAATGTTTTTGGCGATATAATCTCTCCACCAAAAATCAAATTTATTGACATTAAAGTTTTTAGCATAATCAATTTGAGTTTTAATGCGTTCAATAGGTGTATTCAATGTACTATCTCCTTAGTCTTTAAATCTATCTAAAGCAAAATCACCAAGAGCTTTATCACCATACGCCCTAGAAATAGCCAACAGCAAGCCAGTTCTAAGATTAAATACATCTTCGTTATCACAAACAGCTACGCCAACATATTCATTATTCCCAACTTTATCCATGTATTTTACACGATTACCTTTTACTTTCACAGTAATATCGTGTTTATTAAGGCAATGATTAGTCTTTACAGATTTAAGAGAAGCAGAATGAGCCAATACAGTTTCGTGTGTATCAAGAGTAGCACACACGCAATCAAGAGGAATACTATGGTCTTTGTGATAAGGAATGGGTGTATCTAAATAACTAATAAACATAAGATTAGTATTCAATGCAAGAGAAGGTTTTTTATCATCAGCGCAAACAGATTTATAATAATTTACCAAATCACCATATTTAAAACCAATAGGCTCATTCATATAATTTACACCTCTTTTTTTATCATCACCAAAGTTATCATCAATAGTATTACCAAGTTTCTCTAAGAAATAATCAGCAAGCTTTTGAACAATAGTAATATGTTCCCCTTTACATTCACCTTTAATTACTGTGCAATTATAGTATTGTGGAACGATAGAACGGATAACAATTTGATTACCTTTTCCAAAAGTCATATTGATAGAGCCTTTAGCTTTCTCATTACGATAAACAGTTAAGCGCAAAGACTGTGGAAATCCTAATACATCTCCTACATCATATTTAGAAACTAACTTAACTTTATCAATATCATCTTTAGTAATGATATACGTAGTAACTTTTCCACTAGGACTAGATACATCTTCTTTTACACCAATATTACCATTACTCAACTTATCTACTACTTCTAGAACTGTATCTTTTTTAAGGTAATCATCACAAGTATTAGTCAATTTAATAGTATCGGTAGTAATGAGCATATCGCCTTTTCTCAATTTATCAAAGTTCATATTCAATCTCCTTATTGGCAGACATTTTCTACAATCATTTTCAGTTGACGGACTTCTTTACCTTCTTTATTAGTATAGCTATCTTCAGCAAGTCGACCAGTTACAAGGACTTTAGCCTTTTTGCCGAAAGCAGATACAGCTTCAATAACTTCATCGTCAAAAGTAGTGCAGTTGATGAAAGCGTATTTAGTTTTATTTTCTTTATTCTTACCATTACTAAAGCTCAAAGAGAAGTTTAGCAGAGAACCAGCTTTAGTAGCTTTAGTGTCACCAATATTTCCAATGTAACCAGCAATAACAACTTGATTTAAAAATTTCATTTGTGCATACCTCTTTCTTTAATTAGCTTGTTTATAATTTTATTATCTATACAGAACAGAAAATCTTTATATCGACTAGAATTATCATCAGGACTAATTAAACTAACTATTTGAGCATTATCTTGATTAAAAAAATCATGTAACAGCTTGTTATTCTTATCTTCAATTACTTCATACGGCTGATTGAATTTTCCATCTAGCATATTCTTGAAGTCTGTTTGATTAACTATCATACAAAAGTCTTTGATGATTAGTGGTTTATCGCCTGTTTTCTCATAGTATTTCTTAAACACTTTATACTGACGTTTTTTGTTTTCAATGCGAATAACTTCACCTTTAATCAAATCTTCTGTATAAAAATCACTAATAAATAAATCCTTATCTTGTTTAGATAATCTGTTTGTAACCTGTTTCAAACTACCACTAGCAATAGTTTGGTGAATATTAATATTCCAAGATTGGAATAGTTTAAGCAACTTCTGTTCAGCATATCTGCCAGTATTGCGATTTCTTTTGCCTAGAGTACGTTTCTTTAACGTCTTTTTCATCTTGCAATTCCTGACAGTACACTGATTACAAATACAAGGCATTAGGCTTTAACTGTTTCTTTTTTCTTCTTAAAGAAGTTCCAGCAACAACCAATCTCTTTAGGGCAATAGCTACCTTGTTTAGTTTTCTCTGTTTTGTTCATATACATACCTTCTTTCTTGTTATTTAACTTTTCTGTAAAACGCAAATGATTTTGTGTTTCTTTCAATTCCAATCGCCTTCCTTAAATCTTCTAATTGATACTCTAATTCATTAATGCTACCATTGTTATAAATTACAAACGTAGCATTATCTCTACAATAATTACAAAAGCCTTTATACTCTCGATAATTCCAATCTTGTTTAACAATGCCTTGTTTGGAATTATATAAGTGTCGGTATTCGCTAATATCAGTTGTATCTACCCATATAATAATAGGATTTTTAACAAAGGATAATTCTTCTTTAGACATAGCGTGACTAAAAACATACTTATATGAAGGACGTTCAATCATTCTTTGTCTGACGTAGATTTTACGCCAATTAGGATTAAACTCACACATACTTCGCCAAATAGCTGTTTTAAATTTAGCTGGAGAACAGTTTTCGTCTAATAACTTTTGCCATTCCCACATTTTTTGAGCCGCTATAAATTCAGGAATACCGATACTTCGATAAAGATATTCAGCATTTTTAAGAATAACAGAACTTCTTACTGCCATTCTCATCTGCCCATGATGTTGATTGATTGTTTGAAAGTCATTATACATATCATCAATCAGATAATTCATATCAATATGTTTAAACCCTTTCCAATCACCATACATCATACGAGCTATTAATCCAGCACCACTAAAGGGTTTTCCGACAACAAAGAAATTTAATTCTTTATATTTGTCTACATAGTTTTCTTTCACTTTTTATGCTCCATATATTTCTCCTTATAATACGGACAGAACTCATTAACTCCACAATATTCCTTGCATTTTAAATCATTCCATCTATTTTTACATAAAGGTGGTAATGTATCAGTTTCCAAAGCTTTCATTAATTTATCGTATTTAGCTTTCATATACATTCTAATCCAATGTTCAGAAATACCATTTAACCTGACAACATAGCTCATTCTGTCTAAACCATAACTTTTAGCAGTCTTATCCAAACCACCTCTGACAAGCATTTGAACTTTAATGTCTTTGACTTCTAAACCATGCTGTTTCATTAAAATCTTATAATACGATAGCTGTTTGCTAATCTCTAATACATCTTTTACACCGCCATCTTGAAATTCCTGTACCCATTTTGGTTTACCTTTATTAACGCCACGAACATATACGCCTTTATTTACCCATCTAGGACGTTTACCAAGAGCCATAGCAATTCGATAAGCACCAAAGAATTTAAAGTCAATTAAGGTTTTGTTTTTCATATCGTAAGCATCAAACTGTCCTGACGTAATATCATCCTCTAGCCTAACTTCTGAAAGAAAACCATTTGGAACATTGCCTTCCATTAAACTATGACTATTTGTACCAATCATACTAGCAATAGCATTTTGCGGATTAATGGTATAATCATGTTTAATTTCTAAGTAAGTTTGCCTAGTATCTTTCAGTAGTTGTGTTACCGAAGGTTTACCATACCAAGCTCTTGTTTTACCAACAGCCTTCAGAACAGGTAACAGCATACATCTTTCTTTCATACGGCAATTTTTATAACACTCACTAATCTCTATTTTATTGCCGTCAAGACATTTAAAATATTTAGCTGGCATTATCCATTCTCCACACTTAAATCCATTAATCTTCCTTCTTGCTGATTATATTTAAGCTCAAACTCCCTAGCGTATGTACCTCGACGTGCTTTTCCAATCGCTACACATACGTGTCCTTGTAGCTTTTCTCTTTCGTCTAAATCTAATTTAGGATTTTCTGCAGGTGTCCAAGCTAAAGCAACATAATCGCCTGAAGCTTCCATATCACCTGTACCTTTTAGCATTTTAAGAGTAGGTTTAACAAAGTTATCACCTGTTCTATTTAGCTGACTAAGGATAAAGAATACTACGTTATGATTTTTAGCAATTACTTTAGTATATTTTGCACCTGCTGACATTTCTTCAAATGTGTTCATATTAAGATATTGGAAATAATCAAGAATTACATAGTCTACTTGACCTTGTTGGATAATTCTTGTATTTGCTAAGATTATGTATTTTTCAACATCTTTGATAGTCAAATTAGATTTATCTACAACATATAATCGTTCTTGAAGTTTTTCCTTAATCTTTTGCAAGATAATAGCTTGTTGTCCGTCTTTTGCCATTTCTTCTACTTCTTTAGTAGATTTCTTTAATATTCTAGCTATAAGGCGTTCATATAAACTTCCTGCTGACATTTCAAGAGAAAAGAACAGTACATTCTTTTTTAACCTAATAGCATTATGCAAAGCAACTTCACACGCTATCATCGTTTTATATGTTCCACTATAACCTGCCCAAAACACAACGTCGGTCGGTCTTAATTTCATAGCACTATCAATACTAGGAAAACCAATTCCTAAACCTTCTGTATTTATAAGGTCGAAATAGTCGGCAACACATTTATCAGTGTCTTTAAAATCAGCTATCATTTCATCATCAAGAAAATCAATAGTAGTAATTTCCTTAATATCACTAACTGGCTTATCCCATCTTTTAGCTAAATACTCTACGATTTCAGCTTTAATCAGAGGATTTTTAACCATCTTGATTTTTTCAGTAGCTACACTAAACTCTGACGTTTTATCAAAACATTCATCTAATGATTGTTTAATAGCCTTTAGAGCAATCGGCTCACTAGGCAAGTCAGGGATGCTTTCACCAGCTAATAACACTTCGTTAAAGTCTTTTCTATCTTTAGGATAACAAACAACCCTAACATCTAGTTTCGGAGCTAGTTCATTGAATTTTTCCCATGTGCGCTGTATCTTAGATTGTCCAACATCGTCATTGTCAGGAGCATACATTATAACAACATTCGGAACGTGTAATAGCATTTCCCTGATTTCATTAATTTGTCCTTTTGTAAGCTCACTACCACAATAAGCAACGCAAGCACAACCTTGTTGATAAGCACTCATTGCATCAATATAGCCTTCGCAGATATATAAACGCTGAAAGTTTTTTAGTTGTCTTTTAGCTCTATAAGCGTTAAACAAGAACTCGCCTTTTTCGTAAAGCTCATTGTTTTTACTATTTACATACTTAGGTAAACAATCTAAGTATCGTTTACAGAAAGCTACTATCCTACCATTTTTATCATGTAATGGAATAACAATAGATTTACCTTTACGATTATTGTCATAACCAAGATAAAAGTTATCAATGGTTTCATCAGTTAATCCACGTTCATCATGCAGATAATCACGAATAACATCTAACTGACGATAATGTTTGTCAGCAATACTTTGATTTTTTTCAAAGATACTTTTCTCTCTTTGCCATTCAGTGTCTTTACCTAAGTCAATATTAGCTTTTTGAGCAAGCATTTCTACCGCTTCAATATAACCAATACCTTCTTGCTCACTGACAAAATTAATGATATTGCCACCCTTACCACAAGCAAAGCAATAGTAATTTCTATCGTTATAAATTGTAAATGAGCTTTCATTGTTACCTTCATGTAAAGGACAACAACCACGATAAGTATTGCCTACTCTTTTTAAGCTAGTACTTTGGCTGACATAATCAACCAAATCTACACTAGCTATAATTGTTTCAACTACTGTGCTACTCATAACAGTTCACCTAACAAATCGTCATTATAAGCTGTAATATTTTGAGCCTTAATTTTAGCTTTCTCAGCTTTAGCATTTTCATCTTCAGCATATTTTCTAGCTTTTTCAAGACAATCAATTACAGTCATATTCTGTGGATTAATGATTACCAAGTATTTATAGATTTTGTACAAATCACTATTACCAAAGTAGTCAATAACCATGTTACGAACGTAGTTATAAGCACCATAGTTAAATTTTCCATGTTGATAAAGTACACCTTGCCAACATTTTTTAAAATACATACTAGCTATCGCATTTACTTTCTGTTGAGTTGATTTTTCTCCGAACTCTTTTAGTAGTTGCGATTGATATGTGCTTTTTATCAATCTCGAACTCTGCTCCAAAATTATCCTCTCTTTTCAATCTAGCATTTTTATTCTTTTTGAGTTCAGAAATAGTTGCCTTATCAGACGAATAGATATTAGCTAAGTCACTAACCTTTTCTATTCGGATAATGGTTTCTCTTTCTTCGTCAAATCGAATTTTCTTTGACGGCAGTTTTTCGTGAACTACCCTCTGTCTAGGCATTACAAGCCAAGCTCCTGTTTGCAAGCATTGCAGTAAGGTTGCTGTTCACCTGCTCTGCCAGCTTGAAAGATGATATGTTTTTTACCAGCTTCAGTAGAACTCATTTCCCCCAGTGTTTTCCCAGCAAAAGCTCCTGATTTCATAACGTAATCTCGCCAATTAACAGAGCCTTGCACATCACCATTACTGTTTTTATTGATTGGTGGATTTTTATATCCTGCTGTCGGAATAATATCAGGGTCGGTATCATTATCGCTAGGAATTTGGAAAAGCTGTTTCATCATATACTTAAAACAACCTGTTTCAGCTTTATAAATTCTTTTGTCACCATTGTCCTGTCCCATTCCACCCATTTCGCAAGTTTCAAATTCGCCATTATCAACATCAATAATCATATACTCCTGAATGGTAGTAATAATACTTCCTGTATCGCTGATAATATTGAATTTTTTAGGAATAATAATCAATCCAACTTGTTCACAAGCATTACGAACAGCAAGTTCAATATCTTCAGCTTTCTGATAGTTGTAATTTGTTTGTTTAAAGCTAACCTTGCCATCCTTTTTGACTACACCTACTAACTCTCTTGCTTTAGCAATTTTTTGCCAAAGATTAAGGAGTTTAGTTGATGTATTTTGCTCATCTACCTGTTCTTGTTCTACATTATCTTGTCTTTCTTCGTCCATGTTTATCTCCTTTGTTGTTATCCGTTTTTAAAACAAATACGGATTTATTTAGTCAAAAAATAAGGATTAATAGCCTTAAAAGAGATACGTTCGCCATATTGCGACATTTCTCTATTATGCTTTAATCGAAATACCACGCCTTCTCTTTCCTGTTTAGGATTAAGAATAGACTTACCTACGCTGTATTCAACCAGCTTGTCGATTTCATTAATCATAACGAAGTTGTCATCAACGATTGGAACTGTTTTCATTGTAAGATATGAAGCAATATTTCCTAATGTCCAACCATCAAATTCTTCTTGTTCTGTATCGTCAGCAAAGAAACCAATATCTTTCTGTCTGTCGATATTAAAGAAGTTAAATAGATAACATTCATATTCACTTTCTTTATACTTATTTCCCTGAATACCAGCTCCTATAATTTCACCCTGAATAGCAAAGTCAAAATCCACAACTAACTCACGTAAACGCTCAAATTTTTCTTTAAGCTTATATTTTCTAGCAATCGCAGAATACGGACTATCAACTTCTAAATCAACTTCCATATTCCTAGAACAAATACCAAATTTACCTTCTCTGATAAAAGCGGTAAAGCTTGTTCCATCTACTTTTTCAGTAGCTACAAAAACTTTGCCCTGTGCTACATCTAATTGCTTTTGAAGAACCTGTACTCTTGTTTCATCAGTCTTATGAATAAAGGGTGGGAACGTACTCTTCCTGAAAGCTTTACTCGCTTTATAAAATTCGATTATTTCATCTTCCTTTTTCTCTATTCCTAAAACTTCAGTAACATCAGTACCTTCTTCAATATTATCATTAGTATGCAGTACGCTTAATGGCATAATCAAACCCTGACTAAATACTCCACGTATTTTCTTTGTCTTAATCGGTTTAATCTTACCTTTGCTGTTTTTGAGAAAGTCAAAATCAGGATTATCTGCAGGTGGAATACTATCAATTTCTAGGTATACAACCTTGTCACCTATTTTAAATTCACCTTTCTTGACTACACAATGCCAGCCTAAGACAGTTGCCATTTCAATGCTATCAGCGTTTTCAATGTCCTCTAGCTTTTTAATAAGCTGTACAGACGCTAACTTTCGCTCTATTATATCACTCCTATTCTTTTACAATGTTAACAAACTCAATGGTATCATCGTTATAGTTGCGTTTAAATCTAGCGATACATTCTGTCACTTCCTCTCCAATTTGATTTTCTTTAATGTCCTCTATATGAAGGATTAAAGAATTTTCTTTGCCTAATACACTAATTTTTATTGCCATCAGTTTTCAATCTCCTTTCCTGTTGACATATATAATTATATCACAGTATATTAGATACGTCAATACCGATTTTCGGATTTTTTATAAATTTTTTCGGATTTTTCTCGTTTTATACTGTACGCTTGTTTGCTTTATATTATATATGCCGTTTAGTTGTTTGTCAATCCCTTAATTATAATATTTTTCATGATTTACGGATTAAGATAAGTGTGATATAATATAGACAAGGGACATTTAAACATTGAAGGAGGTTAATATGAATAATAAGATGAAAATTGAAGTAAACGGCAAGCAGTACACATTCAGATTTAATAGCTCAAAGCTACAATTTGAATGTAACTATGGCTACAAAGATAACTTCGGACAAAGACAAAGCCGAATTATCAAAGGCAAAAGTGTTGATGAACTAACAGAAAATCTAAAGTCTACTATTAGAAAGATTGAAGATAATAATGTCCTAAAAGAAACAGTGACTTTAAAGAATTTCTTTGAGTTCTACATTACCAACATAGCTCCAATTAAGAACAGGAAAAGCACTATCAATAATAAAATCAATACCATAAAGAATATTCCTTCACATATTTGGGAAAGCAGATTGTGCGATATTACTACTATCCAATTACAGCTAATGTTTACTTCATTGCAAGATAAATATAGTCAAAACACTATCGCATCTCTACATGAAGTTTTAAGCACAGTTCTTAACCAAGCAGTCAGATATAAGATTATTACAACTAACCCATCGAAAGACTGTCCAGTAAAATCTTTTAAAAACGGAAAGAAGAATTATATCTCTTTAGAAGAAACGAAAACATTACTTACCTTTCTAAAGACTACCAAACAATACAATCATTATTACCTACCTGTTCTATTCTTAGCTTTTACTGGTTGCCGAATTGGCGAATGTTTAGGTTTACAGAAAGACGCTTTAGATATAAAGAACAATACTGTAAAAATTAAAAGTCAAGTATCTGCAGGAGTTTTCTATAATGTATTGAAAACAGATAGTAGCTTTAGAACAATCAAAGTTCCAGCATTTGTAATGCAAGAAATTTCTTCTAACCTTACTGATAGTGATTTTGTTTTCACTAATTCAAAGGGAAATTGTATAGGATATACCGCTTTTAGATTAGCTATGAAAAACATATTCAAAAAATGCGGATTGGAATATCGTTCATTTAAGCAATTTAGAAATAGCTATGTCAAGACTGCTGTTTTAAATGGTGTCCCTTTAAAAGTTATCCAAAACATACTAGGACATAGCAAACTATCTACTACTGCTGATATTTATGGCGAGCTTGAAAGCGAGGATACTTTCTATGTAGCGAATAAAATGGAGCAAGCGTATAGAACTGTATAAATAACAGTTTTTCTTGAATATTAATACATGAATAAAACATTTTTTAAAACATTTTCAAATACTGTTGCTGATATACTTTCGCCCATATACACTGTAATGCTTTTAATTTAGTATATAGTTTAATAAAACTATACAATAAATCCACTTATAGTAAGCGTTCTACCCATATAGTGTATATAAATTAGCACTATACAAACACTATATATTATAGTATAATAAAGAAGATTAAAAATTAGCGAGGTACTT